CATACGATGCACTTGTAGCATCATTAGCATATGATGCACTAGTAGCAATATTTGCATAAGATGAACTTGTTGCATTAAATGCATATGAAGCAGATGTTGTATTGTTAGCATATGATGCAGACGTTGCATTATTTGCATATGAGGCTGTTATTGCCTGTGAAGCACTTATAGCATATGAGGAAGTTAATGCACTTGGAGCGTGAGAGGCACTTAATGCATATGAAGCACTAGTTGCGGTAAAAGCATATGACGCACTTGTAGCATTATTAGCATATGATGATGTTGTTGCATTAAAGGCATATGATGCAGAAGTAGCAATATTTGCATATGATGCTGTTAATGCTTGTGATGCTGATGTTGCTGTTTGAGCATTACCATATAAAGTACCACTAATAAAAGAAGCATTAATCCATTTGGCTAGTGTTGTATTATAAACTAATGGTTGGTAGTTAGTTGGACCTGATAATTGAACATCAGATAAACCTGCTAAGGTTGATGTTACAACTGATCCTCCACCACCACTTCCTCCAACATTACGGAAAATACCTCCTGGAAGTATTTTTCCATCGTTTGGATTCTGTAAAGAACCATTATACTTAATTGTTATTGTTCCTAAATAAATAGCATTTTGTTGTGTATTAGGAGTTTCAATAAATTGTTCGTATGGTAAATTGTTAATAGCTTCTGTTTCACTAGCATACGCGGCAGTACCATAATAAACAACAATAGCTTTTGTTACAGAATTAGGGTAATAAAATGCACGTTGATTAGTCCAAGGTGTTGATGGTGATACACCTACTATACTACCTGAACCATTAGGATTATAATTTCCTGGGTCAATACCTAAATATCCTATACCACCATTTGTATCTTGAACAAATCCTGATCCAGATTGATAATATCTAAATATTTTGGAAACATTTGTTCCTTGATCAGTAATATATGAAGGATTATTAGGATCTGTTTGATAATTTCTACCATCAGCCCAAGCAGTACCACTACTTACTATTAAACTACCTGTAGCAGATCCACTAGGTGTTAAATAATATCCAGATAATTTTAATGGTCCAAAAGCTTTAACAAAATCATATGAACGTTGTTTCCAACCATAAGCAACGTTTGGATATGAAATACTACCGTTAGTAGTTGTTTGATTTTGGTGTAATACAGTACCAATTGAGATTGAAGTATTGTATTGACCATCATTCCAAGGTGAAGTTTGTTGGAGTATTTGTCCACTTGAATCAATTCCAAGGAACGTTTGAATAGATGATGTTAAATAAGTTAAAGATTGATTTGTAAAATTACCCCAATTAATATATTGTACTGTTGGATATGGATTTTGAGATAAGGAAGCATTTAAATTTACAATAATACCACTACCTGAACTTAAATTAAATGTAGTAGAACCTGTTACTGTAGATAATATACCACCATTTAATAAACCAGTATATAAATTACCTTCCAACCAACGTAAACGAGTTGTATTTGCATATCCACCACCGTTTTGAGTAAAATATAAATCGTTTGTAGAACCAGAAACATAAATGTAAGATGCAGATATACTATTATCTATACTTCTTGATATAGGGTTAAATATAACTACACCATTATGTTGGGTGTCTCCGAGTATTTTTATAGTAGGAGTTGATGGATTTTCAGAACCAGATATTATAATACTACCAGATAATAATGTATTACCTAATAATGAATTATTACCTATTTGGAAGGTAGAACCAGTTATATTTAATGAACCTGTTAATACAGTATTTCCAACTAATGTATTTGAACCGCTAGTTTTTAAACTACCTGTTACTATTTGATCTCCAATGAATATATTTGAACCAGTAGTTGCAAATTCACTACTATTTTTACCATCTAAGAAGTCAGCATTATAAGCATAAGATGAACTTAAAGCATATGAAGCTGAAGTTGAATTATTTGAATAACTTGCACTTAATACAGACATTGATGATGTCTGGTTTGTTGTTATTACGGTGCTATTATTTACAGCTAATGAACCTGTCACAGTAACTGAGCCGGTAAATTGATGTGTGTTTGATAGTTGTGAACCAAATATTGTAGAGCCAGTAACGTATTCTGTTGAAGAAGTAATAACTTGAGCAACTATTGTTTGTGCTGTTAATGTACCTGCTACAGTAAAGTCACTAGCAAATGATGCTGTTTGAGCATATGAAGCACTAGTAGCAACATTTGCATATGATGCACTTATTGCTTGAGAAGCACTTATTGCATAAGATGCAGTTAATGCACTTGGAGCGTGAGAGGCACTTAAGGCATATGATGCACTTGTTGCAGCAAAAGCATATGAAGCACTTGTAGCATCATTAGCATATGAAGCGCTTGTAGCATTATTAGCATATGAAGCCGAAGTAGCATCACTAGCATACGAAGCACTAATAGTATTGTTTGAATTAATTGCTTGAGAAGCACTAATAGCAAATGATGCTGTTATTGATGGATCTAAATTTTGGGCAAATGATGCTGTCGTTGCATATGAAGCAGAGGTTGCATTGAAAGCATATGATGCACTTGTTGCAACATTTGAATATGATGCGCTAACAGCATTATTTGAGTTAATTGCTTGAGAAGCACTTACTGCATAAGATGCAGTTAATGCACTTGGAGCATGGGAGGCACTTAAAGCATACGATGCACTAGTTGCATTAAATGCATACGAAGCACTAAGAGCATTTGAAGCAAATGATGCAGTTCCTTGTAATGAACCTGTAAAACCAAGTGTTGATATTATAGAACCGGTAGTTATTAAAGAACCACTAATTCTTGTATTACCTACAATTGTTGCTCTAAATACACCACCTGTACTTGTTCTTGTTCCAAGTAGTAACTCACCACCTAACCAAGTTGTTGCTGTATCGGCATTACCAATCCATGTTCTATTACTTTCATTTGCAGCTTCTCCTTCAGAACGACTACCAAGAAATATATTATTAAAACCACTAACTAATGGAGTACTTAAACCTACACCAGCATTAAAACCAACTGCAGTGTTACGTCCACCACTAGTATTTGAACTTAATGCACCATAACCAAGTGCAGTATTAAATGAACCACCAGTATTAGAACTTAACGCACTATAACCAAGTGCCGTATTAATGGAACCATCTTGATTGGCTGGTAAAACATTAAAACCAACAGCTGTGTTAGAATAACCCGTAGTATTAACACTTAGAGCACCCTCACCTATGGCGACATTATCAATAAAATCACCTTTACCTTTATTTATTGGTATACCATTAAATTGACTACCCGAAATAAAACTTGTTACAGTTAATGAACCTGTAATTGTAGTATTGGTGTTTACTCTGAATCCACTAACTGGGGAAATTGAAGCAGTAGCTGAACCTGATGCAATTTGGGATAAATTTAAACCTACAATTCCACTAGCTGGAATATTGTATAATCCACTTCCATCTCCTATAAATGAGCCTGTAAATAAACCACTAAAAGATCCAGTATTAAATGAACTACTAAAACTTAAAAATGAACCTGATAGAATTCCAATACTTGAACTGTTAGCTAGTATACGAGAATCAAAGGATGCTGATGAAGCTAAGTAACTTCCACTAAGTAATGATATAGATGCACTTAAAGATGCACTAGTATTTAAAAAACTACTAGAAAGTATGCCAATAGATGAACTATTTGATAATATTCTTGAATCAATTGATGCAGATGTACTAATGTAATCAACTCCATTTACAGCAAGTGATCCAGTTATTGTAACTGATCCTGTAAATTGGTGAGTATTTGTTAAAGAACTACCAAATATTGTGGAACCTGTTATATACTCTGTAGAAGATGTTATAATTTGTGCAACAATAGTTTGGGCAGTTAACGTTCCTGCTACAGTAAAATTATCAGCATATGACGATGTTTGTGCATATGATGAACTTAAAGAATATGAAGATGTTGATGAATTTGGTGCATGAGATGCAGATATAGCGAACGAAGCTGTACCAAATAAACTACCAGTAATACCGTTAGATACATTAAGAGAACCCGTAATACTTTGGCTACCTAATAAATTGATAGACCCTGTATTTAACGTATTAGTTAATATAAATTCTTGAATAGACTCAACAGAACCCGAGCGTTTGATGTATGCTTTACCATCATAGGTATTAATTGCAACTTCACCTAATTGTAAAGAACCAGTATCTGGAACTTTGCCTTGTAACGCGGAGCGTTTTAATAAAATTGTTTGAGCCATATTTATGAAGTAATTTAGTAGTATATACTACCCCTATAAATATTTAAATTGACTAGAATATATTAATTAAATCTAACACTCATTACGTGTACTGAGCCGCTATATTCTGTATACCCAGTTCCGGACCCACCAAATTGTGTAGGTACTGTTGTTGTACCTCCTGTTGGCCAATTTCCCAAAACAACTCTATTAACAGCTGTAACAAATGCACTTCCCGAAATAGTAGCTGTTCTATTATTAGTTAATGTTTGTATTGTTCTATAGAATGGACCACTACTGTTCATTATTAAAAAATATCTATTTGCTGGTATTGTAACTGAGTTGTTGATACTAGATGAATTAAATCTACCTGCAGTATAACTAAATGAAGTAGAATTTGTTATTTGGGTTACAGCACCAAAACTACCTATTGAATCATTAACAGATGATACAGAAGCATACCATGCCCATGAGTTAGTACCATTTTGGGTTGTATTTAATCCAATATTAAATGAACCTGTAGATAATACTACTTGTTGATGTGCATAGAATAATTGCCAACACCCATTGTTTGAATTAAATGCTACAGATGATGTTACCCCACTTTGAGCAGTATAGGCATCAAAAAATGTTCCTTTAGTATAATCAAATACAGAACCTGTTGCAGGTACTACAGGAACTGTTGGTGTAGGGGTTAAAGTAGGTGTTATAGACGGTGTAACAGATATTGTACGTGTTATAGACGGTGTAACAGATATAGTTGGTGTTATAGACGGTGTAACAGATATAGTTGGTGTTACAGTTCTAGTAACAGATGGTGTAACGGATGGTGTACGAGATGTAGATAATGTAATAGATGGTGTACGAGATACAGACGGTGTATTAGATGGATTAACTGGGCTTACTGTTATTGATGGAGTAATAGAAGGTGTTATACTAATACTTGGTGTAATTGATATACTTGGGGTTCTACTAATACTTATTGATGGGGTAACACTAACACTAGGAGTATTTGAAATAGAAATACTTGGTGTGTTTGAAATACTAACACTAGGTGTAAATGAAATACTAGGTGTTACACTAATAGTAATACTTGGAGTAATAGAAGGTGTAGCTGTAAGGAAGGGTGTTAAACTAATAGATGGTGTAATAATGGGTACAATAGATCCATTAGGTATTAGTCTAAATCCATTTGAAAATGATATTGCCATAACTTCGTATTAATAAAATCCACCATCAATTAAGGTTTCTAAAGCAGTTAAACGATAATTTACTGAACTGCTAAACGCAGTAACATTTCCAATACCTACAATAGAACCACTGATTACACCAGGTGCTTCAACAAATATACCTGATCCACTATTTAAGAATAATGAACTACTATCTAAAAGATAAACATTACTATCTATAATTCCAACAGGACCATTAAAAGTAGATGAACCTGTTATTTCAAATGAACCTGTTACTTCTAATTTTTGACGTAAAGGACTAACATACGAAGCTGTTAGAGCATTATTAGTATTAGTTGCTTGAGAAGCACTTACTGCATAACTCGCAGTACCAAATAATGAACCAGTAATACCATTGTTTACTCTTAGTATATTACTGATGTTTAATGAACCTGTTAATTCATGTTGATTATTTGGATTTATTAATAATTTTCTATTAGTATCAACATTAAACCCACCAGCAAATATTCCTACTGTATTATTAGATGCATTACCTATATTTATTTTGTTACCAGTAGAGTATAAATAAGCATCATTAGCACTACCAACACCGTTTCCGTTATCAATATAATTTTCATTATTGATACCCATATTAACGTAATTGGTAAGCTCAGTACCATTATTTGCCGTAGCAACAACGTCTGATGAAGCACTTACACCTTGATTGGTATTTTGAATATTTAATTGTAAGTAATTATCTAAATTACCTTTACCGGATATTACATTAAAGGATGATGTTGATGGTTGCCAAACATATAATGCTTCAGGAGCAGCAGTAGTTACACCATTTTGATTAATAGCAACACTAAATCCATTATCTACTTGATATATAGCACTATCTGATAATACTTGAGATGAACTAAAGTATGGAATATGTGTAGCAGTACCTCGTAAATTATTTAATGAACCACTAAAGGATCCAGTAATAGTACCATTAAATGAACCACTAAATGAACCATTAAATGATCCAGTATTAAACGAACTACTAAATGCTAGAAATGAACTTGATAATATACCAATACTAGAGCTATTAGCAAGTATACGAGAATTAAATGAAGCAGATGTATTAATAAAATCAATACCATTTACTGCAAGTGAACCTGTTATTTTAACTGAACCAGTAAATATTTGAGTATTACTTAGATCATTTCCAAATACGTTAGAACCGCTTGAATATAATACACTTGATGTAATAATTTGTGCAACAATTGTTTGGGCAGTTAATGTACCCGCTACCTTAAAATTATCAGCATAAGATGATGTTGCAGCATATGAAGCACTGTTAGTATTATCTACATTAAAACTAGCAGATGTATTATCACCATAGAAAAATGTGATAACATCTGTATTTGTTTGATATGAAGCACTAACTAAAGTATTTACGTGTGAGGCAGTACCAAATAGTGAACTTGTAATTCCGTTAGTTACATTTAATGTTCCACTAATTATTTGGTTTCCTCTAAAAGTATTTGAACCAGTAGTTGCATATGAACCTGTAATATTAGTTATATTAATTATACGGTTATCAAATGACGCACTAGCAACTAAAAATGAACTTGATAATATACCAATAGAAGAACTATTAGTAAGTATTCGTGTATTAAATGATGAACTATCATTTAAATAACTACCACTAAATGTTGAAAATGAACTTGATAATATACCAATAGAAGAACTATTGGTTAATATTCTAATATCGAATGATGCAGAAGCAATATAATATGATGCTGTAAATGCATTAAATGAAGCAGTACTAACAAAACTACTAGTAAATAAATCAGGATTGCCTGGTTCTCCTTTAGCTCCTTGAGGGCCAGGTGTAATAATTTCTACTACATTAGTAATCTGTTGAGGGACAACAAGAATATTACCGAAGTCTTGATTAACATCGATAGTATTTATTGTGTTCTCTACGTTAACACTATTAAAATTGGTATTAACATCTATTTGACTCATTAGCTAACAACAGTAACTTCCTTACTTAATTTAACTTTACCTTCTAATATTCTATTTACCACAGGGCAGTTACTACCCGAAATAATGTCTAAATCATATAAGGCCTCATTAAATGTTAATAAAGAAGATGTACAGGAAGCTATATAGATACCTATAGTGCCTGATACAGCATTAGTCATATTTAACCCAGTTCCGTCTGCATTTAAACTACTACTTAATGTTAATAGAGGAGGAGAACTGTATGTTTGTCTAATTTGCATTTTTGCACTATATTGGGATAAGTCAACGGGAGCTCCATTGGAATCATTATACACTATTGAGAAATTTAGTGTTGATCCTTGTTCTATTACAAATGAGTATCTACCTGCGGCCATATTATATTATAAATCTCTTAATTCTTTATACAAAGACAAAACTGATTCTACAATTGGATGGCGATGATTTGTTTTTAAAGCAATAGCAGATACACCGTTTACAGTTCCCGCTACTTGTTTTGAAAGAAAATACATACCCGAGTCTTTTTTATTTTTTAAATCTATTTGAGTAGTATCTCCTACAATCACCATTTTACTTCCTTTACATAGACGAGATATTACCATTTCCATTTGAGAATCAGTAACATTTTGAGCCTCGTCTACAATAATAAATGCATTTGAGAAGTTACGTCCACGCATAAACGCAAATGGTACGATTTCTATTTGTCCTCTCTCAAAATACATATCCACTTTCTCCTTATCATAAACACGATATGCGTTATCGTATATAGGGGCAACGAATGGATCTAATTTTTCTTTAATACCACCAGGTAAAAAACCAATTTCTTCTTTAGCTGTTACTACTGGTCGTGCTATTATAATTTTTTCAACTTCTTTATTAAATAATTGATCTAAGGCTGTTTGAACTGCTACTAATGTTTTACCACTTCCTGCTTGTCCTGTAATAACTGTTATATCACTATTTAATATTATACTTTTAGTTTCTTTTTGTTCTTCATTTAATTGAACTTGAAACTTAATCGGGTTTTTAGGTTTACGTTTTTCTCTAAAAGTCTCGTCAGTATGGTGGTTTGAACTCATAAAACTGGTTTAAAATTATCAACAATAAATATGCAAAAAAAAAGGCCGAAACAATGTTTCAGCCTTATTTACTAATATATTTACATTAACCTACTCTATTAGCAGTTAATATTAATGAAGGTATAGCAGGTCCATAAGTAGGAGAAGCATTATATTGTATCCGAGCATCAGAAGAATCAGAAGCCCACATTAATTGAATAAAATCTCCAGCAGATGCACTAACAAACCAGTTCCAAGCAGCTACTGTTTTAGCATTACTACCTCCTAAGGTTGTTACAGCTGTGTTACTAATAGGAATATCTTGATTATTTTGTTTAATCCATATGTAAATAATAAAATCAGCTCCTGCGGAAGTTTTATCTAATTGGGCTGAAAATTGTACATTATAGATACCAGTATGAGTAAATTTAATTTTATCATTAATTGATCCAGAAACAATTACACCATTAGAAATATCTGTTGTGTTTAAAGACATTGTATTAGCTGTACCGGGTGTTGGGTTAAGCATAGATGCAGTATGATAAAATGAACCAAAATAATTAGTTACACCAAATGAACTTGTAGCATTATTAATAGATGATGTAAAACTATTAAATGAACCTGTAGATACTATAGATGATGATATTTGAGTAAATACAGAGTTTCCAACTGCTTGCATTGTTGTTTTTTTAGTTATACTATTATTTACAATAGCAAAAACATCTGTAGGTTCAGGTACTAATAATGAGGGTAACCCGGATATAGGTAAATCTGGCATATTTTTATATTAATGAAGTTATATAAATTTTGGATCCATCTTCTTGTAATATATAATTTAAATTTTCTTGTTGAAGAAATCCAGTTTGTACTATTTGAGATTCTTCATCTCCTTTAGGTTGATATGAATACCAACTTTCAAATCGAGCAGTATTTAATTGATCTAGGTATATGTTATAATGTTTTACTTGTTCGTTTAATGGTAATTTTCTAACCCAATCAATAGTTACAAATTGAGGCCATAATATTTCTTCGTAAATGTTTATTTTCATATAACAATTATATAATATAAATATAAAAAAAAGAGCCGAGTATATCTCGGCTCTAATTTTTACTCGATTATCTATTCAGATTAGTTAATTCCTAAAGAATTCAAACCTGAAACAAAAATCTTACCATAGAATTCTGGACGAACCATTTTCTTAGCGTAACGAGTCATGATACCTTTTCTTGGTACGAATGTAGCAGGATCATAAACTAGTGGAGTCATCAATAACGGCACATATGGAGCATAAACAGCACCTGATTCAAGGAACTGAGCACCTTTATAACCAGTTAAGATTACGTTGTCGCTAAAATATGGGTTAACATAAACTTTGAAACGAGAGTTCAAAGTACCGATCTTTTGGCTACCGAAGTTAAATACTTTATCTAATTCAGCACCTGCATCAGAAGCGTATCCAGGGATAGACTGCATGATAGTTGCTATAGCTGGAGAAATTACTAAGAAATTAGCTTGGCCACGTAAAGTCTTTTGCAAGATTTTGTTACTTACTGACTGGATTACAGTTCCTAAAGTTTGGAACCAACCACCTTGTGTGTTATAGAAACCACCAGTTGTAGCTGATTGTTGAACAAATGCTGAACCGTTCCATACTTGGTTGTTAGTTGCTGACCAGTATCCTGTTGTTGCAGCATCTTCAGTTAACATATCTAGGATTTCTAAATCGATTTCCATAGCGATATATTGAGATAATAAACCTGTTAATTCAGCTTCAGCATCAATGTTTTGGTAAGCATTCAAGTCTTGAGCTAATTCAGGTGTCCATTGTGCTTTCAATTTACGAGTTTTCGCAACGATAGCTTCAGATTTTAACTGAATGTTAACAGTTGGGATATCGATTTGAACTGGGTCTGCAGCGTTAGGGATAGCGATGCCAGTATTATCAGCTTCAAAATCACCACGTAATGCAGGAGTTGTTTGTTTTTCGTAGAACATAACAACGTTTCCTCCGTTAGGTTGAGCAGTTGTAACGAAAGTCATACCTGAACCACTTTGGTAGTTAGTAAACTGTTGCAATACAGTTGCTGGAGTAACACCTGAACCACTGATAATGAAAGCTGAAGCAGCTAAGAAATCAGGAAGAACAAGAGCAGCAGCTAATTGAGCATCAGTCATTGTTACTGTATATAACTGAGTTCCGTAAAAACGAGAATCATAGTTAATATATGGAGCAACAGAAGCAGAAGCAGCAGCAGCGTAAGAAGCAGTTGTGTTAGCTACAGAAGCTGAGAATTGGTTAATTGAGTAACCATAACGACCACGTCCATAAAGACCACCTGTTGGATCTACGTTAGTGATAGAAGTATCAGTTCCTTGTACGTCAGCTAATGAACCGTAAAGTGATTTTCCTTGTACGAAAGGAGTTTTGTTATTACCATATTGGAAATCTAGATAAAATACTAGACCAGAAGGCATAGACATTGGTTGTACTGAAACGAAGTCTTTAGCAACGATTTCAGCAAACACACGGCGTACCAAAGGCAACGCAATACCAGCCCAGTTTTCACCAGTTCCACCTAACATTGAGTTAGTACCAGCAGTAATGTTAGTAGATTCAACTACCAATTGTTTAGCTTGGTTTTCAAGGATCATAGCCATATTGTTTTTCTCAATATCGCTAGACATTCCTTCTAATAAACCACTCTTTGACCATTTTTGAGCAACCTTAGCAGCTTCTGCTTGTTGGCTTTTCCATGGGTTAGCACTTTCTAAAAGTGTATTTAAAGTATTCATTTTTGTAATGTTTTTTTTGTTATTTAATATTTGCTAATTTTTGCATTCTAGCAATAAAGTCGTTGCTTTCAACAATAGTTTGTTTTTGTGGAGCAACACCAGCAGCTTTAGATGCAAATCCTAATGATTCTTTGATTTGTTGTTTTGCTGGAGTAGCTGTAAATGTTTCTGAAAGTGATTCATAAACAAGTTTAGCTTCTTTAGCAGATTCAGCTTTATCAAAGGCTTTCACAACTTTTAATTTTTGTGACTCGTTCAAGTTTTTAGCTTTGAAGATTTTATTAACGTAAAGTAATTTAGCGTTTAACAAATTAACTTCTTGAAGTTCTTGACGAAGAGTACTAACAGTTTCTAATGCTAACTGTAATTCTTCTTCCATCTTCTTTTTCTTCTTGTAGTCTTCAACTCCTTCTTCTTCAGCAGTGTCTTTTTTATCACCACGTTTAGCAGCAGGAACATCTCCTTTGTTACCACCATATTTCTTTCTTTCATTCAATTCTTCTGTTTCTTCGCTTAATAATTCAGCTAAGATTTCATCTAAATTAAATTCTTCTTCTTCAGCACTTGCATCCATGTCCATATCAGCCATGTCATCTGCATTTGCTTCATCGTTAGTAACACCATCTCCACCAACTTCTTGAGATACGATATCACGGATTAGGTCTTCTAATTCATCCATTGACAATTCAGATACTTCTTTTTCTTCGTCTTCGTCTTCTTTAGCGTCATCTTCAACATCTTCTTCAGTTTCTTCTTCTTCTTCCTCAGCTTCTTCAGCTTCGTTAAGTTCAGCATTTTCTTCAGACAATTCAGCATTCAATTCAGCAAGGATTTCGTCAAGATCGATTTCTTCGATAGTATTATCGTCGTCATCATAGGATTCCATGTCGTAGGCTTCCTCAATGTTTTCTTCGGCTAGCTCATCTTTAAGTTCGTCCAACTCACGCTTAACTTTATCCATTTCTTTAGCTTCGTCTAAATCTTCGTCTTCCATTTCTTGTAACTTAACAGTTAACATGTTTTGTAAACGAGGAGCAAACGCTTCTTCAAGAGCAAGTTTAGCTTGGGCAAGAGCAGTTTCACGAACAGCTTTAGCATCAGCAATAGCCTCTTTTAAAAGGTCTTTTGTATTCATTTTTCCAAAAATTTGTTTACGGAAATAAGCTTATTGATTAAAAGCTTAATAGGGATTATAAAATAGTGACGAGTCATATAGAGATGACTCATTAGTCGTAGATAAATATATGCAGAAATAAAAAACCGCAACTATATTGCGGTCTTTCTTTTATCTTCCTTGTCCTCTATATTTTTTTGGTTTTTCTTCTTTAGGACCGTATGCTTTTTTTGCTTTTCCTACACTTTTTTTACCAAATGATATTTTTTTTGATTCAGCGGAACTTTTTACTTTTGCCATGACTATTAAAGATTATGATAATTCAGTTAATTTATAACGAGTTGAAAATAATAATTTTACTATATTGTCTATTTCATTTTGTATCCAGCTATCTTGTAAACCTGGAGATTGTCTAATAGATTCTACTATGGTGATTAGTTTATTAAAATATTTAATTATGTTTTCACAGCTAGCATCATTATCAACACCTAATACAGGTTTAAATTGAATTAAACCGTATTTACCTTGATATGATTCAACTAAACCATCAACTAATCCTACAATTTCATCGTAATATCCTTGTAAAGCTACGTGTGCAGCATATGAACCAGGACCACTAACTCCTAAATGAAAAATGTGTGCTTGTGTGCGTGAGTGAAATAATATTGATGCTAATTCTTCCATTTATTTTTACGGTTTTATTCAGGTAATTCGCACGGGCAAAAACCAGCTCTATTACACAAAATTTCAGTGATTAAGTCGTTTATTTTATTTAATTTTTCGTTACTAGCAGAAGGAGATTGAACATAATTAAGTGATTCATTAACTATTTCCATAAATGCACCTTGAGTAGATGGTGTTGAAACAAAATCCCAACATAATAATTCAAAATCATCTTGTACTTCAACAGTTTCACCTAATTGCTTAACTGAACCCATACCACGAGATGAAATACCAACTGTAATACCAGCAATTAATAATGCTTTTAAAATATTACCTGAAGGTGTTGGAAGAATTTCAATTTTAGCTATTACATCATCACCATCCCACCATACATCTTTAACATTATGACAAACATTTTTTAAATTAATGATTGCTGATTCGGGGTGATCTAATTCGCCTAATGCTCTATTTTCTTTAATAAAGGTATTTTTATATTTTTGAACTTCACGTTCAAGTACCTCTTTAGGATATACACGACCATTACCGTTTTTAGCATCAGCACGTTGTACTACACCTTGAACAATTAAACGACCATCATTAGTTTTTACAGACTCTTGTAATAACTGTGGCGTTAGGGAGAAGGTTGAAATGCGTTCTATTAATAATTCTTTAGCCATTATTTTATATTATATCCTAATTTTTTTAATTTTATAGTAACACCTTTTATTATTTTATCAATTTCTTGACTATCATAGTAATGTTTTATTTTATTTTGATAATTCTTTAATGTAGCTTGAATATCTTTTGCATCAAATTCTAAATCTAAATCATTTGATCGTATTTGGTCAATCAAATCACCTGTAATAACATCAATGATATCTTCTATAGCAGATGTTTGAACTTTAACTAGTTCAAAGTTTTTTTTTTGTCTAAGAACTCACGAACTATTTTTTTAATAGATTCTCTAAGTATTTCTTCTGTAGATGGTTTTTTAGTTTCTTGAAGAGAATCTAACAATTTATCATATAATAAATCCCAATACTTATTATAAAGTTCATCCAATTCAATGTCTGTTAATGAAGCACCGTCTTCAAATTCAGCATACGCTACGTAAGCATCAGAAAAATCAGGATAATCTGAGGTATCTACTCCATCAAATTCAATAGATGAAATATCAACTGGTTTTCCACTGATTATATATTGAAAACCTTGTTCTTCTTTTAACATTTGTTCTGTAGCTTTAGCAACCTTAACCTTTTTCATTTCATTTTTAGTGTCATGAGGTTTGATTGGTTCTAAACCATCAGATTTATCTTTAACTTTTTTATTTGTCTTAAGTTTAGGAATATCTTTTACTGTAGTAGCAGGGTAAATACCATCTTGTTCATCTACTTCAGGAGATTGTTCAACTTTTTTGTATTTAGTATCTGCACTTGGAGTAGGTGATTCATATGATGGGTCTTTATCGGGAGTTCCTTTAACAGCATCTCCTTCATTTAACAAACCTCTATTTTTAAGGATTTTCACTGAATCCTCAAATGAATTATGGTTAGTTACGTGGTTAGGAAACATCATTCGTGCATTACGCAAGAATTGATATTTATCTATTTTACCTTCTTTTAGATCTTGATATTGTAGGCTAATACTTTTCATTATTCTTCAGTGTTTTCTTCTTCTTTTACTTCTTCACCAGTTAATTTTGTTAAGATATCTGATAGGCTATCTTTTATTTCATCTGTATCAAATACAACAGCGAACGATTTTGGATTTTTCTTATAATATTGTTCTGTTTCCTTTTTAGCTTTAGGTAAAGCAGACTTAATTTTTGTTACTAAATCAATCAATTCAGAAAATGACTCAACACGAGATTTATGTAATTCTTCTCTTTCTTCAACTTTTTTAGGATCTTCTTCTTTTTCTTCAGCTAAAGATGCAAGAATATCTTCTAATTGTAAAGATTCTTGTTCAGTTTTTAATACTTTATCATAAGCTTCTTTCATGCTACGATATCCTTTCATCAATTCCTCAATGTCAGTTTTATGAGCACTACCTACACCAGTACCATCTGCTTTTTTAGCTTCAGATACACGATATTTTATTTCTTCAGCTAAAGTATCTAATTTAGCTTTAAGTTCCTCTTTACTTAGTTTTTTTCTATCGTTGTTCATTTGGATAATGTTCTGATTTTGTTTGATAAGTCATTAAGTCTTTCAGATAAAGCAGATAATTGTTCTGTTTTAGATGTCCAAAATGACTCTTTTTTAATTGTATTTTCAGTTTTTAATCTATTTGAGTATTCAACTACTTGTTCAATTTCTCTAATACGTTTACTAACTTCTTGTAAAGCACGTACGAGTTTACGTTCAGGAGTTACTTTAGAAACATTTTCAGCAAAACGACGATATGAAATTTCATTTAATAACTCTTCTTTAACCATTTTTTTTATTTCTGTTTCAGTATACAATTTAGTTGATTTAGGTTTTGGTTTAGAAGGAAATTGTTTATAATCAAATATTTTAGAATCCGAAGGCATACCCGGTTTTACTCTTTTAAAACCATCTTTAGTATAAGTACTAATATCAGCTTTACCAAAAGCATATTTACTAGTATATGCACCACCAGCACTAGCAGTAGTAGATACACCACCATCCATTTCTTCTAACGATGTATTAATTAATTCATCAATATATTTTTTCAGTGATTCTGGGATCATAGTGATTTAACTTCATGTAATAGTTCATGAAACTGAAGAAGATTTAATATATCTTCATCTTTTACTGACTCAGTTTTATCTAGTGGTTTAATAATAGATGATAACTCATTTAATTTAATTTGAGTACGTTGATCTTTTACTTTACCCTTAAGATTATCTAATGATTTTTTAATTGAATCAAAGCTCTTATTAACATACTCACGTAATGAAACAGTATTAGATATATTGTTAATATATGTTTTTAATACATCACGTTGTTCTGGGAGTAATTCTGAATATTTTTGGTTAAATTTCTCAATCATGATTTTAGAAATCAAAGCACGAGTAGCTTTATCTTGAGATGAATATTCTTCCATCAATTGATTTTCAACCTTATTTTTATCTACTTGTTGTTTTGTTAAAAATTCAAGTAAAGTTACTTTATTTTCAATAACAAATGAAGGATTAATAAATTCGGTTGACACTTGGGCTTCAATTAAATTATAAATAGAAGCATGTGCTTTATAATTATGAATTTTTGCTTTAAAAAATTCTTCTAAATCATAATTTTCTTTAATTTCCTTAATAAGGTTATATTTTTCTTTACGTAAAGTAGTACGATTGATACGTTCAGATAGTTTAACTGTAGAGTTAATAATACTTTCTGCTTTAACTTCGTTTAATGAAACAGCTTTAGTTAATGTTTGATATAATTTATATTCTTTAGCTATTTCACCACGGGAAAAATATTTTTTAATAATATTAACGGCTGCTGTTTCTTTATTAGACATAATATCTGCCGTAATTTGTCGGGTAAGGAGCTCAAATAATATTCCAGTATTTTTAAACTTATTATGTTTTATTTTCATGCTAGTAATTACTAATTATAAATATGCACTTTAGTCTATATCTTTAAGATTTGTTTCATCTAATAGTGAAGAACCAGTGTTTTCTTTATCGAACACATTAGATTTTTTAAATACTTCTTCAAGCATTTTTTTATTTTGTGCATATATTGCTTTAGTTCCTTCTAAAGATAATGGCGAACCACTTTTTGGTTCAGGTGCTTTAGCAGAATCTGGTCTTAAATCAACATTTTTTCCTAATGGATCTTTACCTAATACACGTTTTTGTGTATTATAAACAGATGTTTTAACTTGTGGTCTACCAATTGGGTTAGTTTCATCATAAACTGGTGGTACACCTACATCATTACGTCCTTTACCATATAATGAAGCAAGATCATGTGGTGTACCATATGATTCGCCACTAACAACTGGATCATTACCTTCGTTTTCAATTTGTGATAAACGGAAGAAACGTTTTTTATCTTCAACTACTAAATCACGATAATCATCATACTTATCTTCACTCATGTGGAATAAATAATCATAGATAAAGTCAGTTGGGAATAAACCAGCATCCATTATATTTTTAGCTAGTTCTACTTTTTCTTTCATCAACATTATACGCTCTTGATCGTAAACAATTGATGGAGTTGTTAATTCTAATTCAAAGTTAGTTAAACTTTCGTCTGTATAACCTTGAGAATATAAGTGAACTAATGCAATTTTAGTTAATTCAGATACTACAATACGTTGAATACGTTCAATTGTACGAGCAAAACGAATATCTTGTTGAGCTAATGTAGATTTACCTTCAACGTCAGCCTCATATCCTAAGAACGCCTTAGGTACTTTCATTGCTGCTAACATTTTATCTCTTAGATAAATTACGTCATCAATAGCACTATACTCTAAACCAGGTAATGTATCTATTTTAGTTGATGTATTTCCACCTCTAACAGGTACCCAAAAATCTTCATTTACGTTCATCATATTATAACGTAAATTATATTCACCTGTTTTTGGATCAACATAAGGAGAACGTTGTGTTTGTCCCTTAAGTTTTTCCATAAATGCTGGGATTTCATTTGGTGGTATATTACCTGTATCTACATAATAAACACGGCGTTGTGGTGCTCTTAAAATACGGTGAATTAACATCGCATCCTCCATTAAAGCTAATTGCTTAAATATTTTACGAGCGGGTTCAATATATGAACGACCATAAGGAAGAAAATTATAATCACCTAATAAACGGAAATCAGCAATCTCATAATTTTCAAATACTTCATCTCTATCAGATGGTCCTAACACACCAGTATATGAAGCATTTGGTTCAACTCTAAATCTAACGTATGATGGATTTTTAGGATCTAATCCTTCTTCTCTTAATACGTTGTAAACATTTAAAGGAACAACTTGATAAACACCATATTTTTCGGCAATATGTAAGTGTAGATAAAAATCACCATACTTACACATTGAACGAATCCAACCCCAAAGGTTAAATTCAATATTTAATACATCATAGAATAAATTATATAAAATACGTTGAATATTTTCATCAGACGATTTAATAGCTAATACTTCGCCTGCACCATTCTTAAGTGTAGATTCATCAGCAACAATATCTAGTACAGATGCTACAATTGGATCACCATCCATTACCTCATAATCATTATACAATTGAGGTCGTAATACTGTAAAGTTAGAATAAGGAGCATTACCAACATATGTTCCCAAACCACCAGTGTAAATACGCTGGTAACGATCAGGATACATATTGGTTTGTACTACACCAGACGCTTGAATATGGTCAGTGTCTATTACTTTAACTTGATTACCACCAACGTTTCTAATAATGACGTCAGTTGAAAATAATCGTTTTAATCGGCCAAATAAGGAGGTATCTATCATATTTATAAATATTTTTATCCTATCAACCAGGTAATATCTTCATTACCATAATCGGTAGGCATTTGCCATTGGTTTGGAGCGTTATAACCTCGGGCAGCATAAGGATTCATAAATCCTCGGTCAACATTAAAGCCTGTCAACATAGCTCTATCGTGTTCTGTATTATATTGTTTAAAGCGTAATGCTGTATCTCTTAAATATAAACCCATACTATATGACATTACTAAATCGTCATTATATCCTTCTTGTGCTTGTGCTTTACTATTTTTCCAAATGAATATCTTCATTTCATCTACTAATCGTTTAGAGCGAATAACACATGTTTTTTCTCTAGCATATTCTCTAAACTTTTCAATCATCAATGGACGTGTTTTAGTTGAAGTTGTAAAACCTGCTACTAAATTATCTAAATTATCATTTCGTCGTACCCATTGGTCTGATGTTAAAGCATCCATTTTAGGTGAGTAATATAAATTTCTATATCCTCTATCAATCACTGTATTAACTGTATCCCAACCTACGTTAGCATTTTCAATTGATAATAAAGCATCATTATATTCAGATGCTAAAGCTACTAACAAATGCCCGTAATCACTAGTTCCTATTTGCCCTCTGTATTCAGCTACTTGTACTGCGTTTTCAATATCAAAAACATGGCACGCTGAATAATCTTTTCCATCTCCACGAGCAACGTCGGCTGTAACTAAATAATTTCTATTATAATCGGGTTGTTCCCATATCCATAAGTTACCATCTACTCCTCGTTTTTCCAAGGGATCCATTAAATTAGCTTCAAACCATTTAATATCGTCTGATTCAAATACAGTATCACCAGATGTACTAAAGTCACAATCACATTCCTGAGCAGCTAATCGAATTCCTAAGTCAGCATCCTGTTGATCACGCCATAATTGATTTCTTTCTGGGTGTACGGTCCATGGTAGTTTAATGGGGACAAATGAATTAGCTGCTATTTCAGCTTTAGCCCATGTTTTATGAAACCAATTACCTGTACCATTTGGTGTAGATAAAGCAATACAACCTCCACCGGTTGCTAAGGTTTGTTGAGCAGAAGCAAATATTTCGTCAATACTATCAATGAACGCGGCCTCATCTATTAATAATAAGGATACAGCTTCTGAACGACCTGCATCCCCAGCAGCTGAAACAGCTTTAACTTGAGAACCATTGGTTAATTTAAGTAAAAGTTTATTATTCTCCAAAGGTTTTTCAGCGCCTCTTAACCATGAAGGTAGATTATCATACATAAATCTTACCTTAGTAACCATATTTTTAGCTGTATCTTGCTTAGTTGCAATACATAATATATTTTTATCTTTATTAAATATCATCATCCATAAAGAAAATCCTGCTACTAAAGTAGATATACCTAGTTGGCGGGATTTTAAAACAATATTATAATTATTTTTTTGAAATTGGTGTAGTACTTTTTCTTGGAATGGATATAACTGAAATTGGATTCTACCTCTTGTTGGGTGTTGAATCATACAATATTTTTTCATGAAGTGAGCAGGATCTGTCATACATTTTATATACTCCTGCTTTATTATATCCTTAATATTAGGTTGATCACTCATGTATTTAATTTATATATAAATATATGAAGGCCTAACTTTAACGTTAGGCCAACAATATACCATATTCTAATTTATTTAGCAAATACGCCTACTGCTACTCCTAATGTAAATCCAACTAATGTTCCTTTAATAGTGCTCCAATATGCCTTGCGTTTAGCTACTTTAAGGTCTTTTTCTAACTTGCTATTTAAATCTTTGGAAACGGCTAGTTGTTGTGATTTTATCTTTAATGCAGTGTCGGCTTTAACCAACGCTTGTTTAGAATATGAAAGTGAAGTTTTTAAGGTATCAACTTGATTTGTAAGTAATGATGATTTTGTATTTAACAAATTAACTTCATTATGTAAAAAATCTTTTTCTATTACTTCTTTTGCTATTTCATTACCTACATTTTTATCAATTATTATATTAGTACCATGTTTAGTAATATGTGCATATCGTTTAATTAAAAAAGAATCAACGGTAGCTTTAGGAAGATTATTTAATGCATTTAATGCACTATTTTTTTCTTGTGTTAATATATTAACTTTATATTTGATTTGATCTACTTTACTATCATATTGTAATGCTACTTGCTCAAAATAATTGGATGAATCTTGTAGTTTTTCTTTATCTTTTATAGCATTTTGAAATAATATTTCTTTTAAAGCAATTTGATTTTTTAAAGAATCTAATTCACGACTGCTATTATAATTAATATTAGGATAATTATATATAAAATATATTATAACCGCTATAATAATTAAAAATACTACATTTTTCATAATTGTTTACTTAATTAATACACACTATCGTATGCTTTAAAATCATCACCACCATAGTCAACATCATCTACATCTTCATTGATTTCTTCATCATCAAAATCTTCAAATTCAAATTCTTCTTCTTCTGCTGGTGCTTCGTATTCTTGACCTAATCTATCAAATATAATTTTAGATAATTGGGTTGCATTTACAGAATTAAATTTAAATTCAAGTGTTTTTAATACTTTTTCTTGAACACTAGGCTCTAATTTAACCAATTTATCAATCAATTCATTAAGTAATTCACTTAATCGATCTAAACTAGTTTCTTTACTTTGCTTTACTGCTTTTTTATAATCTTCAGGGCTTAAATCTTCTTCTTCACGAAGAATTTCACCAATACGAACACGTGAATCTTTGTATACGCGGATAATTTTAGAAATTAAATCAGCATTATCAACAGTAAACATAGCTGCTTTTTGAGCATCTGTACTAGTAGATATTTTAGCTTTTTCTAATGATTTTTCATCAGGTCCTGATGGTGCTTCTGGTTCAACTTCAGCAGGTACATCTAGAATATCATCAAAATTTTCATTTTCAGGTTCATCTGGTACTTCTACTGTTTTTTCTTTTTCAGTTGGAATTAAAGCCCCAACATTAAGTAAAGCAGCGTAAATAGGATAAATAGCAGGCATTTTATTATATCCAATACCAGTTGCTATTTCAGGTCCTGTAATTTGATCTTTATCAGATAAAAAATCTAAAACAGCTTTTAATTTTTTAGGACTTACAGGTCCACCAGTTTGGATATCCTTAGCTAGTTCTCTATAATCTGGAGATACTTTTAATACAGCAGCAGGACGTGCCATTTCATCTAATTCAGCTTCTTCTAATTCAACTGAACCACCTTTTTGTAATTTTTGAATAATTGCAGCTCTATCGGTAGTTTGTACTTTACTAAATTCTGGGCTTGTTGTTATTTTTTTAACAGCTCCAGGTCCAGCATAAAGTGTTTCACGGATACGTGTCTTGATATATTCTTTTAAATCACTTTTTTTCATTGTAAAGTTTAGTGTTTATGATAAATATTTATTAATTGTGTCTAATATGATAGCAATTCTTTCCTCAGTACTACCTTTAATTTCAATTAAACGTTTAGGTGGATATGTTTTTAATAACCATTTAATTGATAAATCAATTTTATGACGATATTCAGCATTAGTTTCTCTAATACCATTATCTTCAATTTCTACACCTTCAGGTGAAACATAAAATATAATATCATACTGTTTAGCTAACAACATAGCAGCATCAAATAATATTTCCTTTTCATTAGACTTAATTGACCTAGCTTCTTTAGTAAACGCACACACATCATATATTGTTCTGTCGGTAAGTAAATTATCATTAAATAATTCACTAGCACGTTCCGCTATAAACACTAACTGACCTTTTACGGTCGAGTCAGTGTTTAATGGAATACCTAAATCACTCAAATATTTTGAACGTTCAACACATCCAACATATTCTTTAAATTCATCTAATTCTAATAATGCTTTAACTAATGTAGTTTTACCTACACTCATTGTACCTGCTAATCCTATCTTCATTATATTCTATTTTTATACATTGGGTTTTTTGCTGGTGGTAATCCTGTATGATCACGTTTGAATTCTTTAATTACATCACTACTATCTCCCTTATAAATACCCCAAAAATAATATTCTCTTCTACCATCTGAGTGGATATAGGCAGCCCCATCCATATTATGTAACACCCAAATTTTCTCATTAGCTTTTGGATCGTTTTTATCATTAATACCATGACCTAAACGTGTTGTTTGAGCTAAATATAAAATATCGCCCTCTGGTGTTTTAATTCTTTTTCTAGTCATATTATTTGTTGTTTAATTTACGCTGTTGTCTATCTAGTTTACGATCGGCTTTAGCTTGTTTAGCTAAATTATTCCAATTTTTAGGTTTATCTAATCCATTTTTATATTTAATGTCTACAGAAATTGGACCTTTATTAACTTCATTTTGTTTATATGTCCATGTTATAATAGTATCGACATCTTCATATGTACGAATTACATATTCACCTTGTTCTAATTCAGGTTCTTTGATTAATCTTGGTCTTCCTCTCATATTGTAAAATTAAAATATTAATCTTGTATTAACAAATTTTCAGCAACATAAATACCATGAGCTCCTGATACTGTAATTCCACGAGCTGATAATGCATCTCCTACAAAATGTACGTCTGGGTATTCTGTTAATGATAAATTATTATAATTAACCAATGGTTCAGGGGACAAGTATTTAACTTCAGGAATGTATATTCCCCAATCATCACCAAAATTAAATACTTTATCCATATCCGAGATAAAATCAGTAATATAACTAAAATAACCTCCAAATATTTCAGCAACATGAATTAATCCTAACCAATTAATTGGTGTAGCTGATACTGTATTGCCTTCAGATGTTGTTGATGGTGTTCTAGATGGGGAAAAATATAATCCTGTTTCCTCTAGTTGTAATTTTGATACTACGTCTCTACTCCATTTAAATGGATCTTCAATACCCTTAATTTCCATTAAGATACCAAAGTTAGTCATGTCATTTCTAAATTCTTCACCTTTTTTAGCATGACCATTATATGAAATATCACCATATGTTTCTTCTACAGCGACATAAGCAGCATTGTTATTCGTGCAGAATGAACGTAAAGAAATATTATCAAATTTCTGATAAAGTTTAAAATCGTAAGATACATCGATTAATTGTTGAAAATATTTTTGTGGAGCTTCAAAACGAACACCAATTTGTACTGATTTAGGTTCAGTTGGTAATTTATATTCATCTGATAATTGTTGAGCAAAATCAATACCTGATTTTCCTACAGCAAAAATTAATGTATCGTAGTCCATAGCATAAATATCTTCTATTGGACCATTATCATCACTTAAACAAATATGTTTTTTCTCAAAGTCAATTGAGTATACTTCATTATTCCATTTAAAATATACACCTTTGTCAACTAAGTATTGATACCAATGAACTGCGATTTCATGTAAGTAATTTGACCCAATATGCCATACAGGAAACATACGTAAACCAAAATATGGTTTAATAAATTCAGGTTCTGCTTGTGGATCAGACATAAATATTTCTTCTGGTTTAGGATGAAAACGAGTAAAATTATCTACTACTTGTTTCATTAATTCCATTGCCTTTTCATCACCACAATATTTTGATAATTGACCTCCAATTTCAGTATGATAAGTTAATTTACCATCTGACCAACCACCGGCACCTAACATACCTGTCATTACTTCTTCAGGTAAACGATTATGTGGATCATTACCTTTATCAATGATTGTAATTAACCCACCTGGGTACCCATTATCTACTAATTTAGTAGCCGCGTTAATTCCAGCTACTCCAGCACCTACGATTATAATTTTTTTATCCATTCTGGGGCGTTGTTTAATTTGTTATAATTTAATTTTTTGATTTTGATTTTATCTTCAATATAAAATGTTCTATAGGCTTCTATAGTATTATCATTTTTGTATTCATCAGGCATACATTGTGGTGGAGGTGTAAAACCATTATCAGGAATATTAGGTTCATTGTTTTGGCACCATTCCATTACATCTTGTGTTTTATGATATTTACCATAACGTTTGGTAAATTCATAACATACCTCTAAACCATGTTCAACTAACCATCTATAATGTTGAATTGATTCTCTAACCCATTTAGTTGATGGATGATTTAAATGAGCACGTTTATAAGGTGCCTCATTTCCGTTTTCCCAATGTGCTGTGCATAACATTTGAGCTGATTCTATTTGCATTTTGCGAATATGATCATCGCATAATTCTTGAGCAGCAATGGTTGGATTGTTGTTTATGTAAAATATGTTCATACTGTAAAATTATAAACATGAATTCGGTTTCCAAACACAAGAGTGGCCCTGTCTAAAAGACGGGCCACTACTCCATATTAATTAACTCTTAAGAGCGAACAGGTAATGAATCTGTTCTAAATGTTATTTTATATTAATCTAATTCTAAATCAGCTAATCCCAAATCAGCAACAGATGTACGTGGTCTAGCAGTAGCAGGTTCTTTAGTTTTAGCAGCATATGATTCAGTTGAGATCAATCCTTTTTCAACTAATTGATTAAATAAAGGATTAACAGCTGGTTGAGGAACGCCTTTTTCTTTAGCATAGTCAATCTTTTGAACACGTTGTCCTTCTTTATTTTTCTTAAATAAATAAATTAAGATAGCAACGTGTGATGCTCTAAGACCTTCAGGCAATTCACCTGTAGCTTGTGCTTGCTTTAAAGCTTCTTTTCCTTCGTCAGTAATAGAATAAGCACCACCAGTACCAGCAGTACGAGCCATTTCATCTAAATCTTCTTCTTCTGCCATCATTGACTCTGCAATTACCGGCATGCCAGCTAATTTTTGCATTCTAGCTGATTCTAAAATAAATTTTTTATCTTTCATTTTCTTAAATAGGGGTATTTTATGATAAATATGTTATGGGGGTTGTTTTCTTTAATTTTTAGTACTGTATTTAAAATTTCCTGTTTTCAAACGTTGTAATAAATCATATTGTTTATCAGTAGCAGCACCATTGTTTGCTTTAACGTTATTAATTATTTTTTGAATAAATTGACGTTGTTGAATAGATATACCATTAGATATATCTAATACTTGTTGAAAATATTGGGGATTAATATTTTTTGTTCTTTCTAGTGCCATGTTAACCTACAATATAATCTTGTCCTCCAACTTTAGCGGATATAATAGTGCTAAGATTGATTATTCTATAATCATTTTTTTGTAAATCATATACAGGTAATAAACCTTTAGATATAGGGTCATAAGGTAATGAACCCCCTCTTAAGTATCTTTTAACACCTAAGCGAGCGTTCATTACTCTTGTTGTACCATCTTTTTTAACAAATGTTACAGTAAATATTTCTCCTTTACCTGAATTACGAGGATCAGTTGTTTTAATTATTTTAACTAATTCATCACGACTAACACGCATAGCAGCTTCTTTAACTAATCGTCTTACTTCAGTAATTAACTGTTGTTTAAATTTACTTACTTTCATTCCTTACACAGTTGAATGTATGGATATAAATATATTATTATTCTGTACTCTTAGTAACAGTAGCTTCGTAAATTCTATTAGATACAGTATGATACCTAAAACAATCATTACATTGTAATTGAACACGTGGTGTTCCAGTTGCTGTATAGCGTTTTTGGGAAAATCTCAAATTAGTAGACCCACACTCAGGGCATGAACAAGAATCACCATTATTTAAAGCACCATAATGTGTTTTGTGGGGAACATAACTTGCAATATGATCGTATACTTTTTCAAGTATTACTACATCATTCTTACAATAATCAACCATTTGTTTTAATGCCTTCTTATCATTATTTAAAACAATATTTTTCCACAAATCAAATCCAGTTTCTGTTTTTCCACCTACACCTAAATAATGTGCAATATAATCTAAACGATTACTATTAAAACGGAATTTAGAACGAGCATGTTTTAGTGTATCAATTGTAGTATATGTTGGAAAACAAGGAATACCATGAAATAAACAACGTGTTCTAATCCATGGTAAATCGTATTTATCTCCGTTATGTCCTATCAATTCATGAGCTTCATTAGCTATTTCCATGAATTTTTCTAACATTGCTTTATCATCTTGGTTTTCATCCCACGTTAGAGAGTAAACCTTATCTTCACCAGCCCATTTGTAACAAATACAAATAATAGCTCGTTCTTTAATAATGTTGGTATATGGTACGTTTAGCTTATAACCAGCCGACCAAAAAAATCCGATATTGGGACTTGTTTCGATATCGAAAATTAACCTTTTCTTATTGATTTTATTCATAACAAGTTTTTTGTTGACTCTAAATGTAATTCCAATAGTTGGGTTTCCCTAATCTATTGTAACTCCTCATCAGATATAGGTGTAGGAGTAGTATTTGCAGGTTCGCCTGATGCAGGGGTTAATTTTTGTTGAGCTAAATCTTCAGCTGATAGATTAGCATTTATGGGACCATATTGGATTAGTTCAGATAATGCTTTAACAGCACGTTCTCTTTCTTGAAGTATTAACATATCATACTTCATTCCTGCTATTTTAACAAGGAAATCTTCTGTATTCCAAATTAATGTAAATGTTTGTTGATTAGGAAGTATAACTTTAAATGTGGTTGGTTTAGGAGCAACCCACTGAATATCTTGAACAAATATTCTAAATTGTAAAGTCATTAGTTTTTCTAATGTTTGACGTAATTGGGGAAAACGTGCTAACATAAGATTCATTGGAGATTCAGGATTATCTTGATACGCAGCATTATCTGTTTTACCAGTTAATTGGCGTACTCTACCACGAATATAATCTTCTAACTCTTGTTTTGACTTAAATTCCATTATTTTTTAGCTTTTGCTTTTTTAATTGCTATATTTCTTGCTCTTAAATAATCATCACTATCTACATCCCCATCATCATCTAAATCTTTACCTTTTTTTTCTGCTACTACTACATCTAATGGATCTTTTTCTTCTATTTTTAATGCATTCATAGTAGCATCTATTTGAGCTACATTTTCTTCACCATCTAAATAGTCAAAAGCACCTTGTAAATAATCTTTAGCTTTAATAATTTTGGATTGCCACCATTGTGGAAAATCTACTTCCATACCTGTATCACCATATGCATCTATTTTTTTATATAACATAGCAGCCATTTTAGCGGCTCTAGCTAGTTCATTTTTAAGCATTCCTGGCTCATCATCTTGGTGTCCTACATCTAAATCTTCAGTGTACATCCCACTAGAAGCAATATTACGTTGGCGTTCTAGAGTATATAATATATCATATAATTCACTTTCAACTGCTTGTAATCCTTTAGATACAGCTTCATCTTGATCAACACTAAAATCCATTTTTTGTTCAATTTTGGTTAATATAGCACCAATATTAAACAATAATCTATCAGGTGTTTGCTCATTAGCAGTAGTTTCGTTTTCCTCATTTAATCCTTTATCTTTAGCGCTTAAATAAGCAGCTACAGCCATTTTATGTCTTTTTTCTTTACCCGCTTTTTTAAATTGAGGTGCTTTAGATTTAGCAAAATCTTTAACATATTCACCCGCGCCCATAGATGGCTTTAATTTTTCGCTTATTACGCGACGGATCATTTCTTTTAATTCGGATTGTTTCATATAATATAAATATTAATCGTATCTATTCGCTTTATCTAAAAAATAGGCTTTAGTATTACTATATTCTTCTCTACTTTTTTCGTAAGCAGGTATTTTAAATCGCCCATACCATGGTTGGCTTCTATCAATAATAACCTTTAATGAAAGATCTTTATTTTTTTTCCAATTTTCTAAATGCCAATCTTTATCAATTACCGTTAAACTATCACTATGAGGATCAGGTAAACTATCACCTTTTTGAATATTTTTTCCTAATTCTAATTCACCAATAGTAACTGTATCAACATCATTTCCTTCACTAATAACAGTATCTAAAGCAGCCTCACCCTCTTTTCCTGGGTTGTAAAAGGTAATATCTCCATTTGGGGTTACTTCTTTAATTTTAACATTAACAGGATACATACCCACACTTGGATTTATTTTAGGTGAATACTTTTTAAGTAAACTACGTAAATTTGAAGGTATTTTATCTGTTATTTGTTTAATTAATTCAGGTGTTACTAATCTATAATCAGCACTAGGACGACCACGTTCAATTTGTTCTAATGCTGATTTCATTAATGGGTTAATATATAACTTGTATTCTGAACCTCCGCCTTGTTTATTAACTAATCCTTTGGTTACTAGATTATCAAATATTTTAGATACAGATAAAGGAGCAATACCAGCAGCATCAGCATAATCAGCTTTTTGAATATCACCTGCTTTAAAAGTTGATATTAATGCTTTAAGTTCATCAATTGTTGTTCCTTTAGGTAAAGTATTATCTACTTTAGCTTGTTTTAAAATATCTTTACCTTTATCAGATATAGAAAATGTTTCTACAGTATCACCATCACTTTTCTTTTTTAACAATTTAAAATACTCATTAAATTGACCTCTTCTAAGATCTTTAGGAAATTCTATAGTAGGAGGAATAAATCGTCTACCTTTTTTAACATCACCAATTGCTTCAGGTAGTAAATCGGTTAATTTAGTCATATTTGTAAATTTTTAATATCAAATCACCTGTGCCTTTTATTAAACGGTGATACTTATGTTTGGGTATAAATATAGGAGGAATAAACGTAGTAGGCAATTCGTTTTCTAATTGTATTTTCCAATTAGTTTCTCCTTGAAGGTATAATGTTCTATGTTCATTATCACGGTGCCACATTAACTCAATAGGATCTACATTTTCATCAAATTTGCGAATAACATATTCCTCAGTAGTTTTTATGTCAACATAGAGATTCATTATGATTTTTTCTTATATATGCCTCGTTTTTGTTGTAATTTAATTGCTGCTTTAGCAATTGCTTTACGAGCTTTTTTCTTTTGTTCTGCTTTAGTAGTTTGCATTATTTAAAAATCTAACATTTTTATGTTTCCTTTTTTATCATAACCAAACTGTCCTCCATGAAAATCATAAATATCAAACCAACCACTTTTAAAACGTTTAGTTTGAACAACATTATTGTATAATTTAATATAAAAATCAGCTATTTCATCATCTTGTTGTCTTATTTTAGCAACAAGTTTATCAAAGTAATCTTTATCACGTTCAGCACGTTTAATTGTACTTAAAATACTATTATCAATAATAGAAGCTAATACATCAAAATCAACTTCAAATTGTTCAGTATCTAAACGTTCCATTTCAACCCATGTTATATCTTTATCACCTTTATAAATCCCAGTTTTATATATAATAGGAAATAAATCAGGACGAGATTTAAATATAGGTACCCATTTATTTACATATTTAGTTTCACCTACTTTATATACTTTATTTGGGTCTTTAGAGGGATAAACATTGTGTTCTAGTCCTTGACCAAGTATATCTTTATTAATAGTAGATAATTCGTTTAATATGTCTTCTAATTTAATCATATTACCAATATCCTGAAAATGTTGTTTTAAATCCTAATAATTTGGCATATCGAGGTAAACGGCATGACCAATATGATGCTTTTGTTCTATCTTTTTTATTAGGACAATCGTGACGAGCAGAAAATGCTTTACGTGCTTTTGGATTATTTAATTTAGCACGTAATCCTGTTGTATCACCGAATGATACTTTTTTAATTTTACCTTTATCCTTAACGTACACATAGAATTTTTTAGAACCACCGCGTTTTGGTTTTCCAATAGGTGGGTTCTTTTTTTTATCTTTAGATTCAGATAGATTTTTTGTTATATTGTATAAACCAGTTGACTCCATGCGTTCTAATCCATTTAAAGCTACATTATTTACTGTTACTTTATTATCTCCTACTTTTAAATCTTTCATTTGATTGGGAGCTAACATTTTACTAAAAGTTGGTGTAGATTTAAATTTATCTATCAATTTTTGATCAGTAAATGATATAATAATACTATGTGTATTTTTATTATTTTCATCTAATGATTCATGTAAATCAATTAGTTCATCTAATGAAATAGGATAATCTAATGGTACCTTAATACCGTTATACATTCCGTATTCACCAATATTTGATTCTAATAATTCAGCATCTTCTTCAGTTACTGAAAGTAATGAGTTATTATATAATGCTCGTGCTTCTTGAAATAAAGCAAAATAATTAGCAGATAAAGGACGGTATATATTTTCAAGTAATGGAACACCGTTTGCAATATGATATTGCATACCTTCAGATAAAAGAATACCTTTAGATTCTTTAATTAGTTGAGGTCCATTACATCCACAATCATTATTCATAATATTATTTATTAAATTTAACTTTTGCTTTTTCAGTATTAGCAACAAATTGTTTACCTTTTTTAGAACCTGCTACTTTTTTACGAGCAGTAGCAGCGCGTTCAGCTTTAGTTAAACGATTTGCTTTAGCACGAGGCAAACAACGAGTTGTTGCTTTACCTTTCTTCATTGTACCGCAAGGACCAGTTATATTACCTTGAGTATCGATTCGTACCCAATCTTCTTTTTCAAACCAATCACGTAATGATTCATCTAAATCATCTTCTTCCATTAATCCTTTACATACTTTAACAGCGCGACCAGAAAGATAAGCTGATGGTTTTTCACCAGCAGCTATACGGCGATTATAATATGCTCTACCTTTAGGACAAAGTTTTTTTTCTAAAAGCGTTTCTAATAATATGTCAGATAGTTTTATCATATATATAAATATTTATTACTCATCCATATACGTAAAAGTAGTAGAACCTGCTGCTGACCACCTATCAGAATTTTCACATATCCATGTTTTGGTTGAAAATTTAAAGTATGGAACTTTTAAATCTGTTGATGGTGTTTGTGATTGATGTTTCCATAATATTCTATTATTTGGTTGAGCAGCAAATTGACCATTATCTAATTTAATAACATTAAATGATTTGTGCTCATTTGGTGTTTCAGACCATGATACATCTATCTCGTTTGGATCAGATGAACATGAATCAATAGTAAATAAATAATATCCTGGTGCTTTTGATTTATCCTTCATTATTACTTCACAACGAGCATTTCTCAATCGTTGTTTTTTAATAACGGTTATATTATATGAAAAACAATCCCATAATTGTAACCAATCTAATGGGTATAAATTATTTTTATCTATATTTGTTTTCCAAACAAAAGCATGAATAGGTAATTTATCGTACAATGCACCGTAATTATGTACAAACGATTCAAAATATAATGCTTGATTGGGGATTGATTTTGTTGTTATCCAATGAGCAGATTCATACTCATCTTCACCTAATAATTTACCTTTATTATCTTTAATAAAGTCATATAAAAATTCTTTACGTATAAAAACCTCTGTTGGTGGTATGTTTGCAACTAAATATGCCATTATTTTTCTCTTATTAGCAATTCACCTAATACTTCTAAACGTCCAACTTCACGTTGGAATTCAGTTTGAGTCATACCTAATGATATCTTTTTATATGTTTCTTCAAATTCTTTTTTAGCTGCTTCTTTATCAAATTTACCTTCTTCTGCTTTTTTATAATATGGAGCTTTTACTTTAAAATGATGCCATGTTAATAATGCTAATCCACCTTTTTCTTCAGCATTAGAAGCAATTTTAGCAGCACCCTTACCACGTATTTGAGCAAATATTTCAAAGCTTTCTTTAGCTTCATTTAGTAGTTGAATAAGTTTAATCATTTTTTTCCTTTGATTTTATAATATATTTGAACAACTAACCAACCAATAGAAGCTATATAAAATATTCCTGTAAGTACTGGGTTGAATAGTTGAAAGAAACTGTTTAGGGCAGCTAAACAAGTAGTTGCTAAACCTAATGTATTTGCTTCTGGATTATTAAGGTTGTCTAGAATCATTTATTAAGATTATTATACTAATAAATATTAAATTTTGGTTGCGTTTTTTATTTTATTTAACTTTTCTAATATTTGCTGTTTAACTTCAACTTTATCTATACCATTACCTACCCAATTTTGAATAGTACCATCTTCAGTAACGTAACTATCATTAATTAAATCATCTAAAAATTGATCTAATCCACTAGTTATATTTTCAACAAAATATTTAGCATTATTTCTAATCATATTTTGTTCATATTCTTCGTATTTACCTTGCATTTTAAGTTCGCTTTCCATTTCTTGAACGCAACGTAAGCAAGTTTGATGAATACCAAACATTTTTTTATCTAATGGATGATTCATTGGTTTAGAACATTTAGGGCAAAGTAAAGGTATTATTGCCGATTCTATTTTACGAACAGTACGTTTAATACCGTTTTTAATAGTCCAAGTACGACCATTTTCTTCCCAAATATCACCTTCATCATGAAATTCTTCAGCTTGTGAATAACCTACAGATGTAATAGTTTTATCATTAACCTTTTTAGTAGCTAAATTACGCATACGTTGTAAATCGCGCTCACTAAATTCTTTTTTAAGAGTTGTTTCTTTCATAACTTATTGTTTATGTGTTACTAACATTAAAGTTCCATTTCCTTTAATATCGTATTTTGAAGGTAAATTATTATCTATAAATTTTTTTAGTAAATTATATCTTTTTTGATTTATTGGAGATATTATTATAGAAATAAAATTAGGATTTCTTTTAATAAAATCTAAAAGTATAGCTGTAACTGTAGCATTTACTCTAATTGCTTTTCCTTCTCCAGTTAAAGGTAATTCGCTTATATTTTTATTTTGAATTTTATAAATTAATTCATAATTACCATCATCACTTGGAGAATCATATGCTAAATCATAATCACCATCTTCAATAGTAAATAATACATCATAATCAAAATTATCTGATTTAAATGTATATTTACTATTTTCTCCTCCAACGTATTTAAATGGATAAGCAGATGATAAATCTTCACCTATTTCAGTAATTAAATGTTCAAATAGATTAGGTTTAGCTTGAGCAAAATTTCTCATTATAACTGCTGCTTTAGAATTAGCTTCGTTTTCATCTTCACTACCTGTTTTACCTGAGTCTGGTTTTAAACGGCCTTCTAAATCTTGTTTATAATGAACTAATTCATGAGCTAATGTTCTAAAAATATCAGCTGGGTGTCTTTTAGCAGTTATTATATAAATTGATTTTGTTCCTGGTTGATATCCACCCCATGAGCGCATATCAATTGCTTCTTTAGAATTATTAGAAAATGTAATTTTAGGTAGTTTATCTAATTTAAGTTCATTCATACATGCTTTCATGAACTCACTAACTAATTTCTTATTTAATGGAGAAATAGATGATTGATCTTCTTCTAAACGTACTTTAGATAATTTAGAGTAATATTTTGGATCCTCATATAAATGATCAAGAGCAATCCTAGCAGCAGTTTTAATACTACTAGTATGCTCTTTCTCAACTTTAATACCCATTTTTAACTGATACTTAATAGCGTCAATATCTACTTTATGTTTATTAGCTATGTCTTGGGGTGACATACTTTTGGATAAATGTCCGTCTTTCATTTAAAATATAGTAAGTACTATATATAAATATTTAAGAATTAGTTTCAATTTTAACGAATGTAGGTAAAGTTTCGGTTGCTGGTTTAGCATCTGGATTTTCTAAATGGTAAATATCTTTAACTTTTAAAAACATTTCAAAATTACGATCAATATCATCTATTTCTTTTAATTGCCATCCTTTACCTTGAATTTTTTTACCGCTTTTATCTTCACCACGAGTTGATGTTTTTAACCAAAGAATACCAGTACGTTCAATTTTTTCATTATGTGTTTCATTCCATGCTTTAGCATACGATGCTAATTGCAAATCATATGATGTATGTAATGAATTAGACGTTTTATTATCTAATAACCATAATTGATTATTTAAACGACAAACAATATCATTTGTACCAGCATACTCGTGTTCGTCTGAAAATAAATGATATTCGGTTGCTACTAATTCTGGTTTGTAAGTATTCCAAAAATCAGCGAATTTTAAAATCATTTTCCAAACGTCTAAGTTATATTGAACGTTTCCAAATGAGTCAATCCAATTAATTTCTTCACCGTTTAAAAATGAATCAATAGCATTGTGTACTTGAGTACCTTCGGCAGCAGCTTTAGCAGCAATAATATCTGAATTATGTCCTACATCTTTTAACCATGAATGAAAAAATTGATTTTTAGGAAAATAATTTAATATAGACGTTACGGATGGATAATATTTATCATTTCGTTTATAAAAACGTTGATCTAATACATCTACACGTTTATCACCCTCGTTATATTCAACAATACGTTTAATTTTGGGGTCTTTAATAATGTTTGAGTTTTTATCTATCATAATAAGCTTAATTTTTTGTTTACAAGTGATGAAAATGTAACCGGTTCAGTATTTTCAATGATATTAAGAAAATTTTCAAATCCAATCTCATTTGCATCTTTTCCATCTAATTCAACTAGATATACTTCTTTACCAAACGACATTAATTTTTCACAATGTTTTAATGCTTCACGCAATGCGTCATTATCTAAAGCAACGTATATTTTTTGTACTTGGGAACTAACAATTTTCTTCATTAGTTCTTCTGAAATTGTTTTACCAAATAATGGTATGACGTTACGTTTAATAGTTAATGCGTCAAATATACCTTCAACTAATATAATAGGTGTATTCCAATTAATATAATATTCCCAACCAATTGTATTTTTTCCTACTGGTGGGTTTTTATATTTTTGTGATTCATCTGGGATATATGTTCGGGTAACAAAATAATTTAAATTACCATCAGCATCATAAGAGGGGACAATAATTCTATGATTAAAACTACCTTCTACACAAAATCCAATATTATATTTAAAAATATCGTCCTCAGTGATTTTACGGTTTTTCAAAAATTTAATCGCGTGTTTTGCTTCAATCTTACTAACGCTATCTAAATTATTAATTTGAGATAAGGGAATAAATTCTTTAGGTAAAGCTAATGTTTGAAACTGTTCAACTTGTTTAGTACCCGGTTTAATTAATGAATTTAATTCTTGTATTTTAGAAGACGGTGCTTTTAATTTTTTAAATAATGAAATTAGTGTTTTACCTTTCTCACCGCAAACCCACCAATGCCATGGGTTTTCCTTTTTTTCATTAGTATGTATTTGGATTTCTAATTTTGGTTTTGAATGATTACAAAACGGACAATGAAATGCGGTATTATTACGAGCGGTAGAACGCCCTTTTCCCATTACCGATTCTATTAACCCAACCAATATTTTTTCCCTCATTCCTTCCTCGTTCATCTTTAATATTTTAAACGTTTAAACATTTTTCCCACTTTTAATGGGGGTAAAGTTAATGGAAATTCTTTAGGTTTCCAAATGTGTATTAAAAATAAATTATAATAAAATACTAGGTGTAGTGTGGATTTTTTTACGAATATTTGGATAATTATATAACATTTTGTAGGTTTAGCAAAAAGGTACAATACGTATAAACAAACAAATAAAATAACATTATGCCATTATTAGCAATCTCATTATTAATTAGTACATTATTTAGCGCGGTTTTAGTCAAATTTGACAATACTGAACGTAAAACTAAACAACCTATTTCAAACCGTCGTCATGCTGGGGGAAGAAATGGTTTATTAGATTTGAATAAAGATCTATCTGTTTAGTAGAATAGTTATCCTTGTAAATCTTTACGATAAAATTTTCCTAATATATTATCGTTTATGTAACGATCATCTTCTAAAACGTTGTATTGAAATAACATTTTAGTTTCCCAATATGTTAATTCTTTTTTATTTTTACAAAGTTTTAACACATAACGATTCATTTCATCTTTAGGTAATACTTTTATTTCAGCGGCTGAACCATAATATGTTTTCCAGTCGCTTTCTTTTACTATTTGTTTTTTAGTAGGTTTTTTACCTCTAGCAATAGGAAGCTCAGCTAATTCTTTTTTACCTAATTTCTTATTTGTAGTGTGAAAGAAATTTTTCTTACCAATATATTGACGTCCTGTAGGAATATGGTGTGTTATATAGATATAACCAATATATTCGTCAATATTAAAATTAGGATCATTGATTAAATCCTCTACTGTAGTAGTAGAATTTATTACTTGTAACATAACTATATTTTATTTTATTTATCGTATTTAACTATAAAAGTCATATCCGTATTTTGAGACAAAGGAAGTGGTTGAGAAAATTTAGCAACTGCTAATAAATCATCTTGTTCATTGTATAAACCAATTGTTGTAACATATGGTTCAAAATAAGAGGCAGTAGCAAAATATTTTACTTCAGGTATAGGAGTAGAAAATGATTGACTTATAAATCCACTACCACTCATTATATTAGATTGAAGTAAAGTTGGGTTATAAGATAAATTAAATTCATTATCCTTAACATGACAAATCACGTTTTGCTCGTATATTATTACTTCATTTTGAAATGATAGACTAAAATTTGAGGCTTGAGCTACTGGCATTATTTATTATTTAATATAAATATTAACAAGTAAATCCGGTCAATACTACTGCTGGGTTGGTACAACTTACAATACATGCTGATCCAATTGGTTCTGGATCATTTCCACCAATATATGTACTACCTGTACCTATGTTACTCCCAGCAGGTACGGTTACAGATACATTAACTACACCAAAAGAAACAGTCACATTTATTGAAAATGTGGAATTTATAGATACATTACTTGAAAGTGTAATATAACCATCAACATAAACATTAGAACCAAATCCTGAAAAACCACCACCCACAACTGATACTGAAACTGGAGGGAGAGTAGATGGGGTTAGAGATGGTGTTCTACTAGGTGTTGGACTAGGAGAACCTCCACCTGGGGTTAGAGATGGTGTTCTACTAGGAGTTATACTAATAGAGGGTGTTAATGAAGCACCTGGTGTTTTAGATATTGTTATAGAAGGTGTTATACTAGGACTAACTGTTATAGAAGGTGTTACACTTGGAGTTACACTAACACTATTAGTAACAGTTGGAGTAGGTGTTGGAAATGGTAAATTTTCCTCGGTAACACACCCGTAAGCTACATTACTTATAACAACCGATGAAGACGGTATCCCATTTGGAAAACTAATAAAATATCCGGATTCTAACTGTGTTTTTGTAACATTAGCAGCATAAAGAGTCAACCCACTACTTCCAGATAAATAAACATTAAATGGACCAGGAGTATTTCCTTCAATATAACTTATGGTGTATTCGGGCATATACTATTTTAATATAAATATTCTATTTTAATAAGCATTACAAGCATCTTCACAACTTGATGATTGTGTGTATATATAAGGATCAACATCTATATCATAAGATGGACCTGATGTTGACCCAAAAGTTTGATATGATTTACTACCATCAGAATACCAAGACCCGTTACTTAAAGCATTGGTAGAACGTAATATAACTGTTAATCCATCATCTGTACAAGGATTTCCACCATTACAAGTACTACGATAAGCCTGAGTATAATAATAACCAGGAGGTGATGTTGATGGTGTTACACTAGCGGCCGGTGTATTACTTACTGCGGGTGTTGGACTAACAGATGGTGTATTACTTGCTGCAGGTGTTGGTGAAGGTGTAGCCGATGGTGGTGTACAACTTGTTGCTGTAATTGAATTTAAAGTAAATGAGTGAGCTTGAGTAAATGTTGTTTCAACATATTTTCTAGTTCCAAAATCACCATTAACAAAAGCATAAATACCCGAACCAATAGTACTACTATAATCAGTAGTAGTTCTATAAACTACACCATCGAATGCATTACAGTTAACATTAGTATCATATACTAAGTAATAATAATAAGTTACTGATGGTGTTACAGTAGGTGTTGGTGTTACACTACTAGCTGGAGTAACAGAAATACTAGGTGTATTACTTATACTAACAGATGGTGTTACACTAATACTAGGAGTTACACTAATACTTGGAGTATTACTTATACTAACAGATGGCGTTACACTAATACTAGGTGTATTAGAGATACTAATAGATGGTGTTGGTGATGGTGATGGGTTTATAGGAATACAAGATGTATTACTTATATTAGTATAAACAAAAGTATTATTAGTAGAATTATAAGTAAAATATCCTACTTTATCATAAACTCCAACAGCTGAACAAACTTTAGATATAGTATCTGTATAACCTGCTTCAGAAGATGATACTCCAAAATTTACTCCATTATTAGCTGGTATATCTATTAAACTTTGGGTTTTATTAGAATTACGTACTGTTACACTTCCTGTTTGAAGAGTTGATAACCTAGCACCATGTAAGTCAAAAGTAAATATTGTAGTTGAAGGATAATCAGTTCTCAATAATTGAGTGTTAATACCAAATCTATAAAATCTAGTAGCAGGTGATACTAAAACAGAAGCAGAATACCCAGCAATCATATAACTAGCAGTTGCTGATAGTGAACTTGTTGGTATATGACTTGAAGCACTAATAGGAGATATCATAATATATGATCCACTAGCTTCAACTCCACTAGTTGCTTGATATAATCTAAAATCAAAAGTATCTTCACCAGTATCACTATATATTACGTCAATAAATGAAGATCCTATAAGAGGAGGAGTAACAGATGGTGTTATACTTGGTGTTGTACTAATAGTAGGTGTTATACTAATACTAGGTGTATTACTTATACTAATAGACGGTGTTACGCTAATACTTGGAGTATTAGAAATACTAATACTAGGAGTTACACTAATACTTGGAGTATTACTTATACTAACAGATGGTGTAATTGAAATACTTGGGGTATTAGAGATACTAATAGATGGTGTTGTACTAACACCTGGTGTATTAGAAATACTAATACTAGGAGTTACACTAGGAGTAATAGAAGGTGTTACACTAACACTAGGTGTTTTACTAATTGAAATACTTGGACTAATACTTGGGCTAATAGTAATACTAGGTGTTAAACTTGCTCCTGGTGTTTTACTTATACTAATAGTAGGTGTAACGCTTGGAGTAATTGAAATACTAGGTGTTATACTAGGACTAATTGAAATACTAGGTGTAACAGATGGTGTTACACTTGGTGTAACAGAAACACTAATAGATGGTGTTATACTAACCGTTGGTAAAAAAGTAGCAAGAGTTGCTTCAAATTCACAATCAGGATCAGTTACATTTACAGTTATTCTAGCTATATTACTTCTTAAATTTCCACAATAAGAACCTGTTACTAAAAATGAATAATCAGTTGTATAAGTACCTACACCTAATCCACTAAAGGACATTGAAATTGTATTATTAGATCCTGTTCTAAAAAAATCACCAGTACTATTAGATAAACTAATAGATTGATTAACTAAGGTATTTCCTCGTAAATCATCATTAGTAAGAGGTGATATAGATAAAGTAACTGGATTATTATAGTTACTTCTTATAATTGTAATAGTATCATCATAAGCAACTGGGGGTAAAGGAAATATTGATTGATAATCAGTATTAGTAATTACAATTATACCTTCAGGATAAAATATATTTCCTACGTGAGTTGTATTATCATATACATTTCCTTTTCCATCATCTCTTAAATTATAAGTAGATGAACTCATTTGAAGACTATAAGGTAAAACTCTTTGCCCGTATATATTTGGAGAAATAGAAATAACCTTAATAGTAGCATTAGATGCTGTTGGGAAATAAGGAATAAACGCTGGGTCGTTATTAAAATTAAAATATGAAGCTGTAGGTCTTAACCCACTAGCTGATTCATAATATAAGGAAGAAGCCAATGACGCTGTGGATAAACTACCCGAGTATTGGTGATAAAATAATTGATTTATCTGAGTGTATGTTAATCTATCATAACGTCCATTAGTTATTGCTTCTCCTCCAGGAGTAAATGATCCTGTTAAATTAATACCATTATATACATTAATATAAGAATCATCTACGGGAAGTGGGCAATAGTTAAAATTCCAACTTTTATTTGCTACAACAGGTACTGTTATAACATCCGAAGATTTTAACTTTTTGAATGATCCCATTTAATAACACTATTATCTATATTAATAATCTAATTTTACTTTAATTAAAGCTTCTTTAGTAAAGTCTTTGGTTAATGGTCTACTTAATTTAGCAACCGCTAACAATTCATTACTATCATTATATAAACCAACAGTTGTAATAAATGTTTGAGGATTATTAATTAAAGTTGTATAAAGTAAATTACCATTTGAATCTATAATTGATGGATTAGTAGTATAGTTAAAATCTTGGTTTTTTACTCGTGTAAAAAAGTAATGAGAAGACACATTTTCAGCAGATTGTAATCCAAAATAAGCACTTCCTGATATTAAATTATAAATACCAGTTGGGATATTACTATTAGTACCTGGAGCAGCTACAGTTGGGTTATATGCAATACCACCATTTGCTACTGATTTACTCAAGGCTGTTGGGTTTAATAATATGATATCATTATCTGGAAATAAGTATCCGTAAACAGAAGCAGAAGTAGCAGCAGTATATGCTGTACCTGCACTACCACTAATTAAAGTATAATATTGGGTTCCACCTGTTGTATAATTACTAGTAGTACTAATTTGACTATTATCCGTTAATAAAACTTCAGCAGCACCATTTTTTAATTTTAAGGTCATTGAACCTGGTTGGATATGTTCTTTATAACGATTTCTAGCTATATTTAAAATATAAATACCATTTGGTGAATCTGTTCCAAAAGTAAAACTTCCACTTTCTGTACCTAACAATAATGTTCTATATTGTCCATAAACAACTCTAGAAACAGTTAGTGATGAACTATCTGGCATCCGTTGAGTTACAGCTGAATTTATATAAGTAGATCCACTACCATATAAGTTACCATACTGAATAGCAAATTGTACAGATGATGATGTTGTTGTTAAAGCCCCTGGATATTCACTATACACATTTATATAAAATGAGCTAGTAATAACACTAGAAGTGTAATAGGTGGCTAAGATGTTAGTATCACCACTCCACATTGGTCTTACCACTGTTTCGGTACTTACTACAGAATCTTCTGGATTATATCTTACAAATGACATATATTATTAAGAGTTTGTTTTTGTAATTGTTAAAGGAATAGTAATTCTAGCGCCACTATCTCTACCTAAAACAGTAATAGTAGTTGTAATTTGATTTAAATTAGAACCAAATAATGTATTAATAGTAGTACCTGTTAAGGTAAATGAAGTACCTACAATTGTTTGACTTACAGATGAACCAAGTGTTTGAGTAACACCTGTTGGTGTTGTTTCAGCACCTGTTATACCTGTAGAAGAAAATGTAGATAAGAATCTAACATCAGCAACTGTTACAGCATATCCATTAGCTTCAAATGTAGAAGTAGCTCCTAAATAATTTAATGTTTGAGGAGTAATAGTTAATGTAGCTCCTTGTTTTAAATTAATACTATTATAACCAACATTAATTACTGGTAGTCTAGCTGTTCCTCTAGGTAAAGTAACTAATTTATAAAGCATAATTTGAGTATCATCAGGAAAAGCTTCCATTAAAGGCATCGCTTCAATAGCTTGTCCATAAAATGCGGATCCTGAAGGATTTTGAGGGTTATATAAAGTATAATCAACCTCATCATCAGCTAAAGAAAACTGAGTAATTCTAAATGATCCATCATTTCTTGCTAATAATTCTCTACCTTTAGCTGTTAAAACTGCATCAATTGTTACAGTATTGTTATTTAAAATTGCCATTATTTTTTAATGTTTTGATTATAAATATTAATTTTTTATAAAATTTAAATTATGTTGTTATTCCAACGCCTACATCTACTAATTGTTGATTAACTCTCTTATTAATATTATCAATATTATCTATTAATAAAGGACTAATATTAGATGCTATAGCGTATCCATATGATGTTTTTCCTGGAACTTTTGAATAATTTATAATAACATTAGTTTCATCTACAACACGTTTCAAAAATAATACTTTATAATATTTGCTACAAGAATTAAAATAACCATCTATATCTTCTTTTACATAAATGTATGCTAAACTAGAGGTACCTATAAATTCAACATTATTGACAGTATATTCAGAATAAGGTCCATTAGCATCAACTGCTTGTATTACAATTTTATCATTTGGTTGTAAATAAAATGGATATAAAATATCACCATACGTTTGATAAAGGGAACTATACGAAGAAGAAACAACAGAATCAAGTGGATTAAAGAAATAAGACGGACCAAAAAATGGAGATAATGAAGTATCTAAGTAAAACGCGTTTGCTGTTTGATCAAAACATACATCTATATTATTGGTAACAAGAGAATTATTAGCTGCTATAACTTTTAATATCCCATCAGCATTTAATGAAGCATTATATATTAAAGTAGGATCTCCTGAATTTCCATCATTATCTATAAAAAATCTAAAAACAATTTTATCACCAATAGCTACATCACTTGCATTTAAATTTACAGATCTTCTAAATGTTAATGTTTTAGTAGCTGCTGAATCTGGAGAAGGTGGTGTTATACTAGAGTATATTTTTATATTAGAGTAATTATCTGGATTATCTGTTGATTTAACCCAAAAATATCCTAAAATATTACCTTGATAAGGATCAAATGTATCAGCATTTGGTAAATATCCTATAAATTTATATAATCTATAAGTAATATCAGCAGGACTTACTATAAAAGTGTTAATAGGTAGAGGATCATATATTGTATTATATTCATTAACATTATACCCATTATAAAGAATAATATCATCTGATTGTTGAAGTTCAGCAATTACTTTAGTATATCCTGTAGGTATATTTCCTATATATACTTTATAAGTTTGTGCTTGAAAACTAGCAGTAATGGCATTTGTATCTAGTTTAGTAAATGTACCTGTTGTAGAACTACTTACCCATAACTCCATACTACCAATTACTTCTTTAGAAGTAACAGTACTAGCAGACGCACTTACTAATAAATTAAAATCATAACTAAATTGATAATTTGATTTAGCTGGTATAGTATAATATGAAGAAGTAACTATATTTCCTCCTCCAGGGCCTGTTCCTAAACTAAAATAATTTCCAGTAGATGAAATAGAACTTACTGTATTAAATATGTTCCATACTTCATATTTTGAACCAGTAAAACTAGAAGAAGTAAATGTACTACTACTAGGTACTAAAGTACCAGGTACTGTATACAAATTAAAAAATCTATTTAATACATTTTGAGAATCTCCACCAGGTGCAGCAAATACAGAAGATGTTATCCAATTTGCTGATTCACTTCCATATAAATAAAATACTGGGAAGTAGGAATAACCACTTTCATAAATAATTTTATTACCGTTTGTTTGAGCTTGATTAGAATATTTTTGAGAATCAAATAATGAAATATTTAATGAATCACCTGCTTTAAAAGTATTCTGAACCTCTATCCAGTTTCTATTACGTTTATTTAATTCAGTAAAACTACCTGTATCATCTACTAAATATTTTAAAGCAACATTACTTCTATAAGGTAAATAAACATTATCTACAACTTCAGTAAATAATCCAAGTTTTTTAACATTATAATTGATAACAGGAGATTGACCATATGAACGATCACCTATTGACCATGTGTTATATAATCTACTATATAATTGAACACCATCATATCTTGGATTTTTGTATGATGGGTTAGGTAAATATGAATCTTGAAGTTGAACAGCACCTGTTATAGAATATGATGTAAAACATCTTCCTAAATCATCTACAGAAAGTATAGGAATAACTAATTTTCTATAAGCAGATGTTAAACTTTCATCAACATTATTTTGTAAAATATTAAAATCAGAATTTATGAAGAAATTTTCATAAGCTGGAGCATTAATATTAAATATAAAATCTGTACTACCACTAACAAATCCAGGAGGAGTATACCCTATTGAATTATTTACTAAATAAGGATTACGATTATTTACTTCAAAAACAGCATAAGTATCAATAAATGAACCACTAATATTACCTTCATAATAAGCTTCTTTATCTCCACCTAAATAAAAATAATAAGGATCGTATATTGGTAGAATAGCAGCACCTGTAAAATCAGCTTCCCAATCTGTACTATTAGTAAATATTGGATTATATTGAGCCACTTTAGGGCGCTCAAGTACTGGTGATTTAATAGATACTCCCGTCCATGTATTACCACGTGCTGGGGTGAAATCTTTGATCATCTTAAATAATGAATTATCAAAGAATTGTATTAATCGTATAAATCCACCATAATCAAAAGGTTCATCAAATGTTTGTCCAAACCAATAATCTCGTTGATAAGATAGTGAAGGATAAGTTTCTAAAGATAATGCAGTAGGATCACCAATATATTGATCTAAAACCCATGTTGGATCAACAGAAGTAATTGAAGAAGAAACAGCGGCATCAATTTGTGTTTGAGGAGAAAAAGATACATCAATAAAATGTAAATCCTGACTTTTAACTGCTCTTGATGAAGTAGTAGATGTTTCTAAACGTTTTACAGATGATAATACACTACCAGTAATAGTATTACTTCCTAAACTAATTTTATTAGTAGTATATCCTTTTAAATCTTGGTAGTCATTCATACCACCATATTCTTTAATAGGTAATATAGAACCAGTAATACCAAATACAGTAATTAATGATTGTAAACCTCCATGAGCTCCTTTAGCTTTAAATAAATAAGGTAAATTATGATAAATTCTCTTATATGATTCTATTACTAAATCTTTTCTGGGGATATTGTTTAAAAAACTACTTGATGGTGAATAATCACCATTAAAATCAACACTACCACTATATCCACCTACATTATAATCTAATACAGTTTGATTACCTTGAGAATTATATAATTTAACACCAAATGATTCTAACCAATCATATACTAAATCTTGAGAAATACCTTTTTCCAAATTATTATCATTATCCCAAACATCAGTTAATTTATCAATATAAATCCAAATATTATCAAAATATTGGCCAATCATATTAACAAATAAAATATAAGGAGCATAGTTATCTGGATCTTCTAATATATAAGAAGGAATGACGTCTAATAATATATCTTTATTATCAATATCATAAGCACTTACTACATTAGAAGTAGTAGCATACCAATTCTGAACTGTAACTGAGGATGATGGGTATAAAGTATATGGCTGTAAAGAACCTGATTTAGGCCATGGGGCAATATTATATTCAAGATAAGATCCTGTTTCTAAAGTAATTTCTACTATAGATGATGTTAATGAACTTGAAGTAAAATATAAATAAGATTCAAAACCATCAAAAGTTGCTATGATGTCATTTATACTTGAACTAGCTCTATTTACTGATGGAACTAAAGAAGGATTTGAAGCTGTTAATGGGGTATTAGTATTAATTTCACTTTGATAGCTTTCAATTTCTCCTATTTTAAAAACAAAATTAGATAATCTATTTTCAACCGAACTATAACGTGCAAAACCTGAACATTGGCTATAATCAACATTTATATTAACCCCCTGATTAGCAATAGAATTTAATACTGCTTGATAATATGAACCAGTAAATGAAGATATAAGTTGATTATAATTGTTATAAGGTGTAGGAATTACATTTTTAGTTTGTAAGTCAATATCAAAATTAGGACCTCTTAGTACAGGTTGAGGTAATGTAGGTATTAATTTATCTAAATTTAAATCAAATACGTAAGGATTAATTAATTCTTCTACAATCCAAAATGTATTTTTAACTCCTAAATTAAGAGGAAGTGGTTCATATAATTTAAATAATATATTTACTTGACCGTTAGTACCAAATTCTGTTAGAGCATTTACAGCTATTACTTGATTGTTGTTACCAAAATTTAATATTACATAGTAATAATAAGGAACACTCGCTTGTTTTTGAGCAAACCCGCTAACAATAGATGCTAATTGTTGATTTGATAATACTGTTGAATTAACTTTTAATTCGGTTCTATCCGAAGAAATCTGTTGAATATATAAATTATTATCAAATGGTTCACCTGATAATTTTCGAAAAAAATTATATCTAACTGTTACTTCACCAGATTCATATCCTAAATCTTTAATATCTTGAATAGGATCTATTTCAAGATTAGGTAATAAACTTTGTGAATAAGCAGATGTTGTAGGAAGTTTATATGATCTATAATTATAATCTGAATTAAGGGTAGTTCCTCCTAAATCAAATACAAAATATTCAATATAATCATTTGCTTGTCCAAATGTTTCCGATTGGATTATAGGAAGCATTAAGTTATCATCCTGTAGTGTATAACGATTTATTACACCAGTATCTAAAATCTGCCCTACTATTCTAATATTATCCGCCATTCAGTGATTGTTGAATTAATTTAATATTTTCAGCTTCAATTGTTAGTAATTGTTGTCTTAAAGTTGTTATTTCTTGTAATAAAACATCAATATTAGTATCATCTGCTAATCTTACTCCCAAATATTCTGCTGTTTTATTTAAAATATATCGTTGAGAATTAATATCTCCTTCTTTAGGAATACTTAAAAATAATTCCTCATATAATGTAAAAAACTCATCAATGGTAAGTTCAGGAGCAACGGGTGTTACTATTGCAAATTCTTTAAATTGAGTATCTATAACTTTAGAAAATCTACCCTTATTATAAACTGCTTGTTGAACCGGAATTATTTCAGCCATTATTTGTTTATTTTAAATATGTAGTTATTATCATATACTACTGTTGAACCATCATTAAAAGATGATTTTATAAGTACTTTATAATATCTTTGTGGTTGTAAACCTGCCATATATAATATAAAATAATTCCCTGCAGAATCACAACTTAGTTTAGTATAATTTATATCAAAATCTATAACATATTCTCCTGTATCTAAATCTTGTACAGCATAATATGATGATGAAGGTAAAGCACTATTTAAAGTATAAACAGATTGTGTAACGAATTGGCGCGTAGGATATGTAGGACGAGCATTTACTCTAAAATTATAAACAGTATCAGTATTATACTGCCCAATATTATTTCCTAAAGTAATAACAGTGTTATCATTAGATAATACAGATAAGCTTCCTGTTATATAACTACTATCATCCCATCTAATTTCAAGTTGAGGAGGATATATAGTATGAGTATTTCTAGAAAAATATTTTAATGAATATGAAGATGAAGGATTATATTCATAATTATCCATTTTAACCAAAATACCATTATTTGTTATACTTCCTGTATAAAACTGTGTTACAATATTAGTAATATCAGCATTTACATCTTTTGTACTGTTTATAACAAATGATTGAGAAGCAACATAGTTAGTATACCATGTACCTCCACCTGGGCTATCTGTTTGGTAAGAACCCGTACTATTAGTAGCAAAACTAGATGTTCGCCAATTGATATTATTATTTCGTTGTACCCATGAACTACCGTCTGTATCCGCGGGATTGTATAAAAATCTACCTGTTCCTTCTTCCCAAGATTGAGATACAGGGTAAAAATTTAAAGTATAATCATCAGGTAAAGAAGTAGCATTTGCTATAAACAGTTTTAAATAAGTTTTATAAGCACCTGTTACCTCATTATTTATAACATCTTGTATTTGAGATGTAGGAAATGTAACTAAAAATCTAGATACTTGAGCATTATTATTGGATGAAGACATTTCATTTTGAATCTCCAATATTTGATCAAGCCCTGTATTAGTTAAAGGGTATGCAGAGTATACGGTTGTATCCTTTTCAGGAAATATTTTATAGACAGCCATCTATGTTATTTATTTACAATAAATATAGAATTATTAAAAAGTTATTACCCGACCTTGAATATCTAAATCAGGATATCTTATTTCAAAAATAGCAGGATCTAGTGATGGATACAATACGTTATTTCTAATAGCTCCTGCTACATCATAACTATAAGGAGAATAATTAGTTCCTGATTTATTGGTAAATTCAACTTTAGTTACGGATTGTACACCATCAGTTTGTAGTAAGACAGAATATATTTCAGATATTATAATAGGTTGATTAACTTGCCATTTATCTATATTAAAATAATCTTTTAATGCTATTATACAATTAGTTAATATCTGTTTATTACTCAAACCAGGAATAACAGTAATATCAAAACTTAATCCTAAATTAATATAAAATGCATCTTTAATAGTAATAGCATCTGTAACCATTCTAAATGGTTCTAAATATTCTTTTAAATTACTTTTTAATTGTGCAGTAGCATTTTCTAATCTTTTATCACCATCATATGCTAAAACATACATTGATAAAGCAAGAGGATTATTATCAATTAGTGGATCATTACCTGATTGTACTGATAGAGCTGAAGCTTGTTCTACATATACTTTAGCAATAGTACCAAATTCAGAAGGCATACTTAAAGCACGAGTAATATAATCTTCTTTAGTTACCGCACGAAGTTGTGCTGAAAAAGAATTTAATGTATTTAATCGGATTTCCTCAACAGAATCTCCATCTCTACCACCAGTTGCTGGTAAGGGGTTAGTACATGCTAAAGTTAATAAAGATAAATTAACATATGATGGGTTTATAGTAGTTATACCAGCATTAGAAGTTATAATAACAATATCATTAGCAGGTACGTTAGCTGCTATACCTCCCCCAACTGTATACTCAACATACATTGTCATGTTAGCAGGTACTATACCATATTGTTTAGTATAAAATACAGCAGCCTGATTGTAATTATTTACTAAATCAGATGTATCAACAGAAGGAACTAAACCTAACTGTATTGTATCAGGGGTAGGAATAATAACACTATCAGCATCATTAACATACATTCCCGCACCAAATTGCATTTCTACTATTGTATCCGTTTTAATTCTTGTTACAAAACGATTAGGAGTTTCTAATAAACTCATTAAATATGGTACTTTATTAGCATTAATTCCAGTATTTGTTGTTTTATTAATAACGTTAGACTGAGCTAAATATGGTACTTCATACCACGTACTAGAATCACTTCCTGAAACTGCTAATATTTGTAAAAAATTAGGCTCATTAATTTCAACGGATGTAAATTTTTGAGGAGGACCAAATACAAATTCTGTGCTTTTTATTTCAGCAGATATAGCTTTAACGGATTTTTTAAACAGATAAGTATTAGGGTCATATAAACTAATTTCAACAGACCCTGTATCAGAAAAATCAACTTTATTTAGTGTTAAAAATTTAGTACCTGTAGTAGCCGACTGTAATTGAGTATTTTCAGGAATTATCAATGCATATTCTAAATTAGGTACACTACTTGATATAGGAATACGTTGATAAAAATCAATAAGTGCAACGGAAGCATATGATGATTTGGGGCGATAACCTAATGAATAAGCCATATTCAATAGATTTTCCTTTTGTTCAGCCGTTAGTACAAAATTTTCTTGTATTTGAGTATCAGTATAAAATGATAAAACATCACCAACATATGCTGCCATTTCAATAAACATATTTCCAGGGGATGCTTCTGAAAAGTCAGTATAAGTATTAGGAAAATAATTTTTAGCAAATTCAATTAAAGATGCTTTAAACTCAGGAAATGTCTTATTTAAATAAGATATATTTTTATTATCTGCCATTACTCAAAATTAACTGTTATATTATCTGTTTCTCCTGATATTAATATATAATATGTAATATTTACAGTTAATACATTTAAATCAGGATCGGGTGCAAATTCAATATTAGTGATTTGTATACTAGGAATATATATTTCAACACTACTTTTAATGCTTTCTTCTATATTACCAAAAGAAGTAGGATCTATTTGTTCAAACAATTGTGCTCGTAAAAGAGTACCAAATTGAGGATTTTCAATTCGTTCACCTCTAGCTGTTAATAATAAATTTATAAGATTATACTTAAGTTGCTCCTTAGTAGAAAAAGTACTATAAAAAACACCAGGAGCATTAAATGGTAATTTAACACCAATTGCTGTATTTTTTTGTAAATCTCTAGGATCAACCCTAGTACTCTTTATATAAGCCATTATTGAACTGCTCTAAAATTATTTATATCACCTGGGTTTTGTCTCATTTCTGATGCAACCTGTGCTAACATATTTTGATAAACGTTTTGTTTTTCACCAAACGTTTTAGGAACAGCCGCTGGTGGTGGAGTCATCCCCATTTGATCCATTAAACTTTGACGTAAAGCTGGATTAGATGGAGGTGTATTTGTTGTATTAAAACTTACAGTAGGCCATTCTTGTTGGGCAGTAAGAGATTCTTGAATTTTTTGCTTTCCAAGATTAGCTAATTCTTCTTTCAAAACTTCTCTAACAGCCTCTTTAATAAGATTTTTTAATTCATTTGATTTCATATCAATAAATATTAAGGTTCAAGATTTTGTTCGTCAATAATTAATTTTAGTTCTTCAACTAATACATAAGGATCTAATGTAAATGATGGTTTAGATTGTAATACTATAAATCCACTTCGATCGTAAGCAACAGCATATCTACGTTTATTACCTGATACTACAAATCTAGGATCATTTTCTTCAAGTATACCGAATGTAAATCCTTTATAAATAGTACCTTGAAGTAATCCTAATTTTTTATTTAATAACTCATTAATTTCACTAGGTGTCAAATCATTATTTATAGCTTGATCAACTAACTCATTTAAAGGTAGTAATCTTGCTTCTAAAGCCGTTATTTCATTAATTAAATTACTTAAAGCAGCATTTATTACTGCTATCATTACTAATAATGCATCTATAGTTAATGTAATTTTAGTAATCCGCTCAGCAATTACTGCTGTTATACTAAACGGAATTAATAATATTAATGTTAATACTAAAGTAAATACAGTAAGTACTGTTTGTAATACTTCTAAAGCAGTTTTAATAAATGATATTTGAATATAAGCATTACTTAATTCAGCTACTGCTGCATCTCTAGCTATTTTTGATTTAGCAATATCTTGTTTAGTTTGAGCGGATGCTAATATATCATTAGTTTTATTAACTAAATCTGTTAAATTTTGAACAGTAACCGCTAATGATGCTAAATAATTATTTATTAAATAACCTATAGCATATAATACAAGTGCTTTAGCTGATGCTTTAATAAATCCTTTATTTTGTGCAATTTTAGCTTTTACACCATTAGTTGTAACTCTAATTTTATTTCTAGTTACCTTAGCATCACTTATTGCTTGTTCAGCTTCTGCACTCTCTTTTAAACTTTCTTCAGTAACAATATTTAATTGTTTATTAATATCTAAAATTTGATTTTCAATACCTTTTACATATTTTTCTGCTTTTTGTATTTCTTTTTCTGCTTTTTTTAAAGCTCTATCAGCAACTTTTAATTTTTTATTAGCTTCATTTTTTTGTTGCTTTAAAATTTCATCAGCATTTCCTTGAGAATTAACTTGAACTACATTATCCCCATATTCTTTATAATCATCAGCATATTGAGCTGCTAATGCTAATGCTTGTATAGGACTAATTTGAGTATTATTTAATGCATCTAAAAAATTTTTTGCTTGATCATAATATGCTTTAGATTGATTATATAAAGCTTTAGCTGCTTCATATTGTAATTTCCCTTCTTCATATAATTTGGTACTATCTTCTAATGCTTTTTGAGCAGCATCTATTCTTTCTTGAGTTTGTTCTAAAGATGAAGCCATTATGATGTTTGTGTTGTTTGAGAAACTAAAAAAGTTGGAATACCTAATTGGTCGCTATATGTTTTTAATTTAGCTTGAAATACATTTGAAGCCATCATTAATTGAGTCATTGTTGTTCCTTCGGGAGTAATTACAGCAGTTGTTAAAGCTGAACTAAATGTGCTTAGATCTGTTATAAGGTTTGATAAAAGTAATTTAGTATCATTACCTAACAATACAGGTTGTGTCTTTTTAGATTTATTAGAAGGACCTAAAAATATAGTATTATCTTGTAATGTAATTCCTACTTGTCTACTTTGTAAATAAATAGGACCTTGAGAATATAATTCAACACCTGTTTTACCGAATATTAGCACTTCATCACTTTTAGAAGAAATAACAGTACGGTCAGCATTTATAACAACTTGAGGATTAACATAATTTTTAACACCGATAGGAGCAGTAATATTACTTAAAGAAATATTACCAATATCTAAAGGAATAGATTGATTAGATGTTAGATAAACAGATGATCCATCTTTATTTATATCTTCAACATGTAAATCTGAAGTAGGTAATTTAAAATTATGTTGATTAGTAATTAATGTAATTGGATTATTTCTTAGTTCACCTGGATTAGTAGACCATGGAGTTAAATCTATATTTCCTGATTTGTTAGTACTTCCAAAACGAATTGAATTACCAAATCTACCTTCTAAAATATAATCACCTTCAAAAGTTTGTAAACCTCTAAAATTAGAATCTTCGTTAAATGAATCGTATAATAAAGTTTTATCTTCATTTAAAAATAACCCATTAAATTGAGGACTATTCCAAGCATTAATTACACTTACATAATAGTTTTCTTCGGTTTTATTAGTAATAGGAGAAGGAGCCGAGGGAAGTGGCATTAACAATACTATTTCACCTGGCAGTGGAAAGTATTTTTGATTAGGTATTAAAGGCAATGCTGTTGGGAAGTTAACTAAACTAGCATCATCTAAATTTTCTAATGGTATCTCACTAGATTCATTATATTCTTGATACAATATGGTACCAATACCATCCCATCTACCATTTTGTTCCCATACTTGAGCGGGTACACTTCTTTCATTTAATATAACAGCATATACTTTTCCTACTTTATAATTTTGAGGAGGGAAATAATTATTATTCCCCATATTAGCTGTAATAAACGATACACCTTCTCTTACTTTTACCATTTTATTTCTCCTTAGAACCTATTATAGTAGCATTAACTTCATGAACTGCTGAAAATAATTGTTCTTTTTCAGCTTCACTTAATATCATACCAGCAGCTTCTTCTGAAGAACTACTAGACATAGCACGTTGAACAATACCTGCTAATTTAATCAATTGTTCATCATTTTTAACACTTATATTCAAATGCTCAGCAATCAATGGAACTATCATAAGAGCTGATTGGGCATTTTCAACAAATGGTTTTAATGTTTCAATTAGATCTTTTATTTGTTTTTCTTTCTCTTTAGAATTATTGTAAATGTCTTTAAGCAAATCAGAAAATTTCTTATTGCCCCACATTACTTGATCAAAATTCATAATTAATATTTGATTATAAATATAAAATTTAAATATCTATGCAACCGTCATTATAATAATCATTAAACAACTCAGCATATATCGATTTTAATTTTTTAGTAATTTTAGTAATTTGAGGTGTATCTACATCAACAATTTCTCTAATGTAGATATACAATGCTTTTTTATTAAAAATATCCAAATTTTCTCTTTTACGAAATAACTCCATAATAGCATCTGCTGTTTTAGCATCTATTTCTTTAGAAAATAATTTATTAATATTTTTATCAATATATTGAACATACAAATTTATAAATTCAGTTAAACTATTATCTTGATTATAATGTTCAACCATCGTGTCTTCTTTGATTTTTTTATCATCGTCAACTTCATTTATATCTCCTTTGTCTTGTAGTTTTTGATAATTTTTCTTATTTTTAAGAATTAAATAACGTTTAGCAATTGTACCAAAATAAGAATATGCTTTACCTTTATTAGGTTTAAACAATTTTAATTTTTCAAGTAAAAAAGCAATTACTTCTTGTTGTACATCTTCTACTGATTCTCCATCAGTATAGTAGAATTTAAACGTATGAATAATATTTTGAGTTAACTTAAAAAAAGCATATTCAATACGTGTACTATATATATGATTTCTAATTTCTTGATCATCAGATAACACATATTGGATAATAGCTTCTTGAGTATCCTCAGTAAAATAGGTATTAGACGTTTTAGGTTTACGTTTACGTATTTTTCCAGATTTAGTAAACTCAACTACAATCTCATCCTCTAATAATGGTTCGGGTTTACTTAGTTCTTGGGTTATCATTAAGATTAAAGTCGTTTAATTCGCGTTGTAAAGTTTTTATACTTTCAAAAAACCATCCAATCTCATCATCAGATTCGAATGTTCCTTTATCATCTATTTCTTGTAGACGTCTGTCAGTAAATTGAAGTGTATTAGAAAATTTAGCAATATATTGTTCTTGTACATCAACAGTTTGCTCTAATATTTCAACCTTGTTAAATAAGTTATAAACAATGTATCCTAAAACACTACTTAAAATTGAAAGTAAAATAATAAAAATTGTTGTTAGTTCCATTGGTCTTGTTCGCTACTAATATTGTCTTTTAATTTAGATAATAGTTCTTTAATTCGATCAATTGTTACTTGAATATTCTCAGCAGGGTGTGAACGGTGAACACCCATTTCTAATGCTTTGATTTGACTTTCAATCTTATCAATTTTTGTAAGAGCTTGTTCTTTGTATTTCATAAAATCATTTTTTAGTTTTAACTATTAATATACGAACCTCAATTAAGGCATCCAAGCCTTAATCAACCTGCTTTGCATCAACACAACAACATCATCAATAAATACGTATATACAATGAAATATGCGCAGTAGCGCGCATAGAGTGATAGCCCGACTAAATAAATAACCGGGCTATACTATATTACAAACGAGATGCAATCGCAATCTCTTTTAAATTAATTTTTTTAAGCGGATAAGAAAATACCTTTTTATCGATCATCATGTCAACTGTTTTTTCCTCAATCGGATTATCAGTAACGTATATAGACATATCATCAGAAGTATTTGAACCGGGTACATCAAGAAAATTTGTTGTATCAAGTTCAAATCCAGGTTGAATTTGTTTTAATATTTTGTTCATACGATTGATGAACGCTGCTTTATCTTTATCGTGAATTAGATATTCTGCCATATTGTATTTAAATAAAAATGCTGGGTATAAATATATATACCATGTAAAAATTTTATAATTCGAGTTTTCGGTCAACAGGTGAATATAGTTTCCGAGCACTTTTCTTGCGATAATAACGCACAGTCCATTCGAGTGGCCCCGTTTGGTGAAACGAATAAGCGTGTGCTTTATTTACGTAGTGTCTTACTTGATATTCGTCCATTTCATAGTATGCGGACGTGTCTTTATCTGTTAAATTCATAGCTTTTCTATTTCCTGTTTAACTTCTTTCCAATATTGATTTAATGGTTCAAAATCATAGTCATTAATTATCACTATTGCATCAAGTATCTCATCTACTGCAATTAATGCACATTCTTTAGCATCTTCATCTACATCATCATCATACATAAAATTTGCTCCTAAGTACATTCTAAATTTTAAGAATAGTTCTTTTGCTTTTTCTTTTGGTGTCATATCTTTATTTTCGGGTTCGGCAAATATACTTTTATCACACGCATCACACCAATCTGTTTGATCCAAATCAACTGGTGCTCCACAATCACATTTAATTACATTCGAATACATAATATTTGATAGATTCTCCATTACTGTTTATAAATGTACAAACTTTAGGTTCTCCTAATGCTTCAAGTTCTCTAAGAAGATTAGGGTCAACTGAAAACATATAGTCTATGGTTGTTTGAAGATATATAAATTTCATGTTTTTATGTTTAATCCGTAAATGTACGTATATACGTTTGGTTTCCAAAAAAGATCGTTAAAAAAAAGAGTTTGCGGGTCGTGAATTTTTTATCGAAAGGGCTATAATGGATTTTGTGGGGTGAAATTTTGTGATATATTTGTATATACGCGCGCGTGGCCGAATTTTCGTAGTCTTGTTGAAGATGCGGGGAAGTCCGCGGCCCATATACGCGCCGTCGATGGACCGCTATTGCCGTGGGCTCGTTTCGCCAGCGCTCCGTCAGCGCAGCGATAGTGAAGGCACCTCTTTTGAAGGTGCCCTCTTTTTTTTTACTACCGGCGGTTTTTTTATGTTAACGTTAAATCTATATGTACATCGTCTATGTATGTCCTTATTTTAATAAATCCACTATCTGTAAATTCCTGCATATAATCATCCGGAGCGAATTTATTTGCTATCATTTTAATTATCCCCACATTATGATCATGCAGTATTTTAATCGACGGCTTTAGTTCACCCGTTGCCGGGTTATAATATCGTTCCAATGAGATATGAAATGCAGTTTTCTCAATTGCGCCTTCAAACTTTTCATTCAACTTTAATAATACTTCCGTGTACGCACTTAATGTAGTTTCCATAACTTTAATTTTTAAATTGTTATTAATTATTTATTTTCACCTGAGAATATTCCAAATGCACCTACGATTGCCCCAAACATGAATAATACATGAAAGGGTATTGTGTCCGTATTTGCATCTGCACCTATTATATTATACAGGGCAATAATCGTTAAGATTAATCCTGCAATCGCAATTACAACTGAACCTAATTCAAGATTTCTTTTACGTTCATCTTGAGCCTTTTTAATCATTTCTTTAGTAATCATAACTTTAATTTTTAAATTGTTCATTAATTATTTAACTTACTATACTGTAAATGTAATTAAAGTAACTGAGTTTCACTATGTACCTTAATTAAACTAATAAAGCCCCGATTGCTCGGGGCTATTATTAATAGCTTTGATTATTTGTAATCATTATAATCAATGTATTCAACATTGTTAATCTGTGTTTCAATATAATCAGCTATTGAGCGGTCAGTAAGCTTCATTTGAGCATCATACACACGTATATCTTTAACGTCTATATTCATTTCATCAGCAGCTTCATGAAATGCATCATGTGATGTAGCAATAACATCATTTAAATCATTAATGAATTCTTGTTCGCTGTATTTATTATTTAAATAAGCATCTACAACAGCGTATTCGTTTTCATTAATTTCAATAACACTTAATCGTCCGTTTTCAATTGGGTCAATTGTTAAATTTTTGTACGTTAATTTAAATTGTTTCATAACTTTAATTTTTAAATTGTTCATTAATTATTAATTTTTACTACGATGTAAATATAATTAAAAGAATTACGTTTCAAAATATTCCGTTATGATACTTTAAAAGCCCTGATTACTCAGGGCTCTAATTTATTTATGCTCCCATTCTACGTTCGGCAGCTTCAATTGCTCTACTTAATCGTTCTTCTCTATACCACTCATATATTAAGTTGTCCGCCCATTCAGGTAATTTATATTCCAATGTTACACGTTCTCCGTTACAGTAAAGACATACTTGATCAAATCCACCTCTATGATAATTTTCTAATCCCTCATAATCACCATCTTCTTCCATTAAGTCTACCAAGTGATTTTCATCTAAGTCACTTCTGAAATGGTGTCCGTGACCCTCACAGTCAGAACATACTTGATAGGCAGCTGGAACTCTAATTATACCTTCATGGTTTAATTCCTCATTATATTCACCTGTTTTAGGATCATAATTAATAAGTGCATCGTGTTTGTAATTCATCATTTTCATAACCTTAATCATTTAAATTTTTAATTTTTAACAATGGTTAAATATAATATATTTAGTTGGGTTTCTCAAATTGCCTCAATTAAACTAATAAAGCCCCGATTGCTCGGGGCTCTAATTGTTTTAATCCCTATCAGGATAAATGTCTTCCCATCCATCAACTGCATGGATGTTATACCTTGTCTGGTATGTCATTTCCCTTTCTTTACGTTCTTCATAACTAGGATCGGGTTCAACAATGTAACATTCATCCGGAAATAATTCGTTTAATTCATTTGCGGATGTTTTTGCTTCATCAAATGTTAAACCATCTGAATGCATGTCTCCACCACCTGAAATTTCAACAACCTTCCAATACTCAATTCTTACATTTTCCATAACATTAATTTTTAAATTTTTAATAAAATACTATTGTGACCAGAGCGGGAATCGAACCCACAATGAGAATCTCTCTATCTACCATTACTAGCATTCTCAATCACCTAGATCAACCATCTGGTCTTCCTTGTTAAGGAATTATTTTAACTTATTAAGGTAAAGTTAATATGATTAATTGGGTTTCACAAGTTTCCTCAATTAGACTTTAAAAGCCCCGATTGCTCGGGGCTCTAATTTATTTAAACCATTATATAATATATAAATTCTCCATCTTTAACTTTATCAACTACAAACTCATCATCAGTTAAATATTTTTCTAATACATTATCTTCTATTTCTCTAACATATATACTACAACACTCTAATATAGTAATACATTTATCTTCAAAATCAATTTCCCAATAATCCTCATTATTTATATCTACTATAAATTCAAATTCATTAATATTATCATCAATAAATTTACTTATCAATTCTTTTACTTTTCCTATATTTACAAATTTTTCCATAACTTTAATTTTTAAATTAATAAAGGATTCTTTGAAACAATTAAATCAATTTTATTAAAATCTTCTCTCAAATTAAAAGTTTCATCTTCAATTTCAACATATAAATCTAAGTTTTCTTTATAACATTCTTCACATACATTAAGAACATTTAATAAATCAAAATCTGTTAAATTCATATAAATTGAATAAACTTCATTAACTGAATCATCAATTTCAACTTCAAATCCTAATTTCTGATATTTCTTAATTAATTCAAAATCTGAATCAACAAAATAAAATAATTCTTTTTTTATGTTTTCCATAACTTTAATATTTAATCATTAATAATTAATTTTTATAATATTTAAATATAAAAAAAATAATTAGGTTTCAAAATGTTCCGTTATGTTTTTTTTTATCCTCGATTATATTTTCGCCTCATTGTTTGACGTTCAATTTCTCGGATACGCTCTAATCGCTGTGCTTCAACAATTAATATTCCGCAACATACTACAAACGTCACAAACATCAAAGAATACAATAATACTTTAATAACTTCGTTTAAATTTTCCATAGTCGAATAAATTAAAGGGCGATAATTTCTTATCGCCCTGTTTTTAATTACACAATTTCAAAATGTTTTTCAATCATGTTTCTAACAGCTCGTCTTACTTCTGAATCATCAATTCTGAATCCATCTACTTCAATTGTTCTGTCATAAACTGAAACATCAAAGTCTGATATAAGATCATCTCCACATCCTGAAATTTCATCTACGATATCATCTACTAATTCATCAGCGGCTAGGTTTCCAAGTCGCGTTAGCATTGATTCACCTCCGTTCAGTTGGTGTCTTACTTCATCTTCAATGTTCAATTCATTGATGATGTGTTCCATTGTTTCAGCGTTTGCATTTATTCCTCTTAGGATAGCAACCACTAATTTTACTAATTCACTGTTGTCATTCATAACTTTTATTTTTTAATTGTTTAACTTAATACTGTAAATATAAAAAAATTAATTGGGTTTCACTATGATTCGTTTATAACAAAAAAAGCGGTGTTAAACACCGCCTTAATTAACCAAAAATAACCTCACCAAAAAACACCGTTTGTAATATAACGTCTGCTGTAACTGCATCATCACGTCCTTCTGCCATATCAAGTATGTGGTTAACAGGTGCTGTTTGTACTTTGTTATGAACATCGTCTAATGTAATTACAAAACGTTCTTCATCATTATCATAATCAATTAATACTAATTGATCTCCTCCTCTCAACATTTCCATCAAAACATCTTCATAACACCACCCTGTAGCTTCTTTTTCATTTAAACGCTTTTTAGCATTTTTTCGAGCAGCCACTATACTTTCAGAATCATCATCTAATTCTAAACCATAACCACTAATGTAACCTAATCCGTTACACAAAGCATTGTAAAAATACTCTTCGGATTCCTCTTTACTTAATTTAATTTCCATAACTTTAATTTTTAAATTGTTAATAATTAATTAATGATGTAAACTTAATATTAAAAATTAGGTTTCACAACACACCTCAACAAAACAGCACTACCGAATATCGATAGTGCTGTAAACATTAAAAATTAAAAATTAAAAATTAAAATTAAAGTATGAAATTTAATTCGCTTCCAGTATGTGTGTAGCATTTCCACTCTCCATCCTCTGTATACAAATACTTGTATGCTACATCACGATCAGTTATATAGTTTCTCAACGGTATTGTAGCAGCATCATTTCCGTCGTTTTTCTTTAGATCTCTCCGGTAAGAAACTGTTTCATCTAACGTTTCAGCCAGGCTACTGATATCACCTAACTCTAACAATTTTTCCACTTTAAATGGGGTGTCAAAATACTTTGCTAACATCATCCCGTTGTGTTCAGGATAACCATCCCAGTGGCAATAAATAAATTTAACAGTTGGGTTCGGGCCCTCCGGACCCGAAATCCCAATGTATGATCTTGTCGCCATATTATGCTTGCCCTACTACTTTACTCCAAGTATCAGTTGATAATCGACCTACAACTTCGTCTTCAAGTTCATCCTCTAATTCATCCTCATCTAATTTCAACGAATCTGTCAACGATAACATTTTAAGAAATGATAACTTAACTAACCCCATAAACTCTGGGTCATCCATCATTGCTGCGGTCAACATATTACTTAATGTTCCACCGTTTCCCATTACTTCTACTTTCAAATCGTCGCCTACAACCTCTAGTACAATACGATTTACTTCTGTTTTCTTTTTCATAACCTTAATTCTTAATTGTTAATTGTTAAAATTTATTTAATGATGTAAATATACACAAAAAAATTGGGTTACAAAACTTACCTCAATTCGAGGTAAGTTCCTTGTATTTAGCTAAACATTCAGGGCAACCAATTTCCTCTACTTCTTCAATCCGAGCCCAATTAGTTGATAGCATCGGTGTTTCACACAACGTTGTACCTGAAAAAACACCTGCCTGGGCAATATGTGCCTTATTACTCCACACTGCACCTTTGTTTCCGAACATATAAAAATTCGACTTTAATTCACTTGTTTTCATAACCTTTATTTTTTAATTATTAAGAATTAAGTTTTCCACATTCATATCCTGCCAACAATAGTTTGTACATATTCAAACCATCTTTAGCTTTGAACGCTACTTTAACTGTACCATCAGTTTCAGTTTCCAATACTTTTAAAACATCAGAGTCTTTAAATTGCTCTTGTAAAAATGGCAGCTGATGATCTGCTACCCAGAAAAAATAAGTGTTGTTTGTCATAACCTTAATTGTTTAAATTTTTAACTTATGATGTAAAACTAATAATAAAAATTGGGTTACTCACGTAACCCAATATAACGTTTTAATCATTCAAACTTAACCTCTACATTTAAATCATACAATATGTTAAGGAACTCACCACCCCAGAATTCTGTGTCACCATCTGTCCATCTGTATTTTACAGTTAACATATTCTGTAGTGCATACCAGTTATTATCACCTATTAATATTTCAGTAACGTTATTTGTTTTAACGTATTGTTCAATGGTTTGTTCAATCATGTATTCTCTTGTTTTCATAACTTTAATAATTTAATGTAAATAATACAACTTCTGGTCCACAATAATTGTCTTCATCGTCGAATAATTCTGATTCTCCTTCATATTCGTCGTCTGATAAAACATCTCCTAATGTAACATCTTCTTTTTCAATGTTAATTTTTGTCGTCCAATCTGTAGGATCAGTATAGGAAAACATTACTTCTGCTTCTGGATAAAATTGTCCTAAATGTTCAATTAATTCTTTTACTGTCATAACTTTAATTGTTTAATTGTTTAACTTATATTGTGAAGTTACGATTCGTAGTTACGTTTCACAATAAAAATAAAATTTGTGAAACCCAATTCTTGTTATTAATTTTACCCTGTTGATAGTTAACAACTGAACAGGTGCCCAATGAAACGGGTAAAGAGATCAGAGGTAGGTTACTTTAAACGGCCGACGTCCGTCATTAAAGAAAAAAAAACATCAGTACACGACAGCCCAAGGAATAAAGATCCAGAACGCAACTGCATCCTGGATCTATTCACCACTTATGATTACATTTACTACTTAATTTCTAAATCACTCAATTCTGTCATAACATTTTCAATAGCTACTTTTCTCGGACGTCCTCGTCCTGCATATACCCCACTTGCTCTTTTCTCATTCAACGCAGCTAACCTTTGTTGACGAGGGCTGTTAGGATCAATTTTTCGTCCACGCTGAATTTCAACACCCGCTTCAATCAGCTGTGCTTTAAATTGCAAACGTGCTTGACGAGCACTGTTCGGATCAACCTTACGTCCACGTTGCTTTACTTCTACAGCTTCCATTTCTAGAATTTCAATTGCTGCTTCTACTGCTGTGTTGTCAATCGCTTCGATTTCAACAACTTTTGTTTTTTTACTTGCCATAACCTTTATTTGTTTTGTTTTTTGTTTTGTTTTAACTATGAAATAAAATTAATAAAAAAAATTGGGTTACAAAACCAACCTTAACAATACAACATTTCAAGACACTCAACGTGGTCCCACATGTTCATATCCTCAAAACTGGAATATGCAGCGTCAAAATCATCTGTTAAGTCCATAATTAACCTAACATCGTTAACAACATTTATCCCAAATGCTTTAACTGCTTCATTAATTAATTCTTTATTCATTTTTATTTATTTTAAATTCTATGTTTTAAAGTTATGAATAATTGTTAGGTTTCACAACACAAAAAAATAAAAAACGTATCGTAACACGTATTAAAAATAAAAAAATAATTACGTTTCACAACACAACAACAAAAAACTTTTAATCTCTAATGGTATCTGAGCCGCAATAAAGAACTTTCACCCGCGTCCTTCTTTAGCGTTAGCTCAGATTGGACCCTCTTTTAGTATATACTTTTGTTTTTAAAAAGAGACGGAATGTATCGGAATGAAGACATTACCCTTTTCATCACATCATACCACCCACACACTCTACATTTTCCACATACCATAACATATCCAAATATTCTAATATAACAATATACCTATGTTTTGATATACTTATATTTTGTTTTCCATCCTTTCACATACTACATACAACAAAAAAACTTGCGAAATTCTCGCATTTTCCTTGCGAATTTTAAACGACCTCTTATTGATCAACAACATACGCGCTCGAAAATTTTTGCGCGGTATACTCAATCTCCCAGCGTTCAACACATCACATCGTCTACCCGTTCGCCCGTTCACCCTCGTTTATATCTACCCCATCTCGTTATCTCGTATCACGTTACGTTACGTTACGTTACGTTACCACGTTACGGTACGACGTTACGTTACGTTGCATACAAAAAAAAACATCGTCGACGTTGTTGTTGTCGGGCTGGGTATTATTATTATTATTATTCCCTCTCTTAGTTAACATCAATTCTTTTGAATTGATGGCTTCATACCTTGAATGTTATCAACAACAAAAATATCAACAACAAAAAACCGATGATTCTCAACCCAAACATGTTGTGGTCTCCCAAAATACTATAAAGAATTGCTCCAAAAATAATAGCAACTATTATAAAACCACCTAACAAAATTAAACCACTTATTAATACGTTGGTTAATTCATTTAAAAAATTCCTCATAACATTTTATTCTTCTTCATTATCTTCTACTAACAATGCCTCGTTAGCCTCACCTGACTCAACAAAATCAATAATCAAAGATAACAAACGCTTTCTATACGATTCATCCCGATCATTTTCTGCAACATTATGAATGTTGTTGATACAATCGTTTAAGTCAAAAAACGTATTTTCGTTTCTACAATAACTCATGTTTGCCATAAAATTATAATTTATATTATGATTTGTTTATAACCTTATTATTTAGATATTAATTTACTTATTCCGCCCATCCACTCAACGCCTGCACAAAACAAATAGTACAAATCTGCTCCGTGAGTAACTCGTAACTCTAATTTGATTAGATTATCCTCCTCTTCATCCAAAACAGTTAAGTTATCTCTATACTCAAATTGCCTTTGAATAAATGGTACCTGATTTTTGGATACCCAAAATGTGAATGTGTTGTTTTCCATAACTTTTATTTTTAAGTACGATGTAAATATACACAAAAAAATTACGTTTCCTACTCGCTATCCTGTTTAGCATCGTGGTACCACAAAAAAATACCACCAACAAAAACGCCACATAACAAAACAAAGTAGATTGCATCTACAACGTAGTCTACTGTTGAATAAATATATCCTAACATAGTTTTATTCGTTATTTGTAGGTAGATTATCTTCGTAATCCATCAAGTCTGCTACGTAACCATCTAATCGTTGGTATAATTTCATCATATCCACTGGTAGATCTTTATCATCTTTAAGTTGGAATGCAACCGCTGATGCTTGATCCAAATGAAATATCAATTGCTGTAGTGGGGTTATTTTCGTCATGTTATTTTTAGTTTACAAAACCATTATTTATTGCATAATTACTTAAATAATCAACAATTGCATCAAATGGTTTATTTCCATTATAAGTAAATACATCAATTTCTTCACCATTGCTATATACAATGTATTGGCCACTGCCGTAGTCTTCAACTGTGATGTGAGTCAAATCAACATCACCACACGTTACCTTGTAAACTGTGTTTTTTTCTATTCCGAAGTTCATATTAATGATTATTTAATAATTCGTTTACTTTGTTTTCAAAATCATTAGCCATTTCTTCAATGTCAAATTGGATTTCACCATTGTCATCTTCGTACCAATATACTTCGATTTCAATTGTTTTTGGGATTTGTTTTTGCTTGTCCATAACCTTTATTATTTAAATTGTTAAACTATGTTGTAAATATAATTAAGAAAGTTATTATACTCCACTGGAGTAATCTATTGGTTTAAAATGACTATTTAATACATCCTTAACTATTGTTTTAATACGCCACGTATCATACGTTACATCATTAAGGCTGATTTCGTTATGAACGATTCCGTATTCTTGATCTACGATCAAATCAACACCTTCATTATCTAAATCCTCCATAATATCGTTTGCGATTTGATCTATAACTGCGTCCGGCATTTGAGATTCAACACTTAGTTGCGACTTCATTTGATCACGCATTCCTACGTTATTAATGATGTACTCCATTGTTTCGCCATCTACATCAATTCCCTTTAATAATGTGATAACGGCTTCTGCTACTGTTAAGTCTATATCCTCTTTCATGTTTTGTTTATTTATTGGTTTAACTTATAATTAAAGATAATTAGGAAAATTGTATTTTTCTACTTCTAATAAGTATTTTAATTCACCTTTATTGTTTATTTCAATTAATTCATAAACACCTTCTCCTGATTCAATTACTTCCTTAAATGTAGTTTCTCCTGGTTCGCCTCCCATTTGAACAATTACATCCTTTTTTGTATTACATACAAATGAGTGATTGTATTCGTGATCAATAACGATATATTTTACCATATGTTTGTTTATTTATTGGTTTACGTAAAAATTCTTATTAATTAATTCAATAATGTATCGTTTAATGTCTGCTAATTCAAAACCTTCATTAGCTAAATCATTTACCACTACAACCAATTTCTTCTCTAATTCGGCTTTGTCCTTTAAATTGATCAAGCCATCAATGTATTCTTGTGCTGTCATAACCTTTTATTTTATTTACGTAAATATACAAACAAAAATAGGGTTACTTACGTAACCCTAAAAATATTGTTTTAAAGCAATGTAATTAATCTAATAGTTTAGATAAAAAACTTTGCTCTAACGTATCCTCAATGTTTTTTTCTGCTCTCGCTAAACCGGATTCCATTTCTGTTTCGGTAAACAAACAAGCACGGATACTTCCGTCTTCGAATTTAATTAACACTGAATGATAAAAACTAGATGCTTTTGCACCTTTGTTTTGATTAATTACTTTAACGTTACGTCCTACTCTGGTTTTCATAAAATTATAATTTATTTTGATTTATGGTTTACTATAATATATTTGAAGTTGATATGGTATATTTTACTACTTCATTTCCGTTATCGTCCTTATATAACTGTGGACAAACAAAACTTAACGCTATTGGAGCATTATCTAAACCACTCATAAAACGAGTTGCTGCCTCTGCACTGCGAAATGATGCTTCGCCGTATACTTCATTTAGAGTCAAATGCCTTGCATTCGAATCGTACTTAATGTCATCGCATAGATATACTGTGTACATATTTTTATTGTTTAATTACGTAAATTTACGTAAGATAATTACGCTCCCCTCGTATATACGTATGTTTGTAGTGTTGTTGAGTACTGTGAAAGCTTTGCCTTAATTTTTTATAGCTATTTATTTGTTATTTTTTGTAAGAATCTTAATACCACTTTTTGTATATCTACCCGGTTCTAATTTACCATCCCATGTTGTTTCTTCCATAATGATTCCAAATGGTTCATAAGGTTTATATTGAAGTCTATTATAATAGGTAGTGTTTATTTCGGCCATTGCTTTAAGTCTAAGATATGTCCAAAAAACCATAAACAAAATTAATATAACAATTATTGCTTCTATAATATATGTTTTTTTCATTTTATTATTTTCCATAAGTTTTATCGTAGTAATCTTGTTGATTATCATACATTGATTTAAACTTGTGTGAGCATCTAAACCCTTCAAAGAATGCTTCCTCAATACCCTTACGTTCTTCGGTAAGTAACTCATTGAGTCGATTCTTTACGTATTGAAGAGAGATGCTCCCGTTAGTGTCAATAACGGGAACAAGCTCATCAATTAACGTCTGTATCGGCGTTCGTTTGGTTTTCATATTTTTCCTTGTAAGCTTCATTTCGCTCAACAATAATTTCAATATCCCATTCATCATTGATTTTAATACCGACAGGGTTTAACCCCTGTTCGGTACATTTATCAAGAATCTGTTTTAATGATGTTCTGAAGTGGAAACCACCTACACATTCTGCATAGTTTCCGTCGCGCCAAAAAATATTTTCTTGGCTAATATCTAATTGTTCCATGTTTATTCTAAGCTAAAACCTCTGTTTCTAATTCAGCAATTTGTTCTTTTAACCACTCTATTTTAAGTGGTTTAAATTCAGCAGTAACAATATCAATTAATTCATCTAATTTTTCATCTGTGGAATCAATCATAAATGATACTTTGTATTTACTATCATGAAGTGAATATTTCATGATATCTATTTGATTATCATAATCTGTTCCAAATGTAACTGATGTTACCTCATAATTTTCAGCAAAATATAATTTAATATTTTTGGATAATGAGGTGTGATTATTATTAGGTAATTGTTTTGAAATTCCTAATTCACGTACTTGTTCAAATAACGTTTTGAATGTTTCTAATTGATTTCTCATAACTTTTATTTATTTTGTTTTTAATTATAATGTAAACATACAAACAAAAATCGGGTTTACAAAAAAAAACATGTTGATTATACATTACTTCCGACGTAGTTTCTTAATACGATAATAGCGCTTAATAAACCAATACACATGTACCAAACAAACTAATATGTTTACTATTATGGTCGGATTGTTACTAATTATATATCCATACCCGACCCACGTTAAACATGCTATTAAATTTGTTATACGAATAAAGCGTTGTTTTGAAAGCGTAAACGAGAGTATACTTAAACCCATCGCTACATAACCTAATACATCCATATTATTTACCATTCATCTATTAAAGCATCAACTATGTTTTTAGACATTGCCAATAACACACCTAATAACCACACACCTAAAACACCTATTATTGCATACCCAAATAAATCATATACAAATAATACACTCACGAATCCAATCACACATAACAGTCCTATTACCGCCACGAGCCAACGTTTGTTTTCCGTCCACCTCGTTTTAGTCTGGAAAGTATTATTTATTTCATCCATTAGTTTTAGATCCTCATCCGTTATCTTCATTAA